CTGTCAGGGTGCCGTGTGTGCCTCTCATGGATGCAAAAGAGCTGCCAGGGCTGCCAGTGGTGCCGTGTGCCGTCTTCCATCCTGTCAGGGTGCCGTGTGCCTCTCATGGATGCAAAAGAGCTGCCAGAGGGTGCCGACGGGTGCCGACTGGCTCCAGAACTGGCAGAACTGCCACACAAAACTCTCTTATATTATAGAATGTGTGAAATATCACCGTTTTATAGAATGTGCGAAATATCACCGTTTTATAGAATGTGCGAAATATCACCGTTTTTTTAGTTCAAAAATAGGCTAAAACAAAAAATTTTCAAGAAAAAGCAAAATTTTCCCGAAAAAATTTGGTAGTTTCAAAAATAATGCTTACCTTTGCAGCAGAAATTTAAGTTTAACCGTGGCAAGAGCCACACAAAACAAAAGTAATTATGAGCGCACCTAATTTTAATTGCAGCCACAATTCACGCCACATGGCAGTATTTTGTATCTCTCAGGACTTCGAGGCATACAAAAAGGACTCAAAGGAAAACGATCCTGACTGGTACGAGGAAAACGAGGACTATTTAGAAAATAGCCCCTGGGCACAGTCTGACTGGTACGACGAAGAAAAGCGTTATTATTTCGACTGGCTGGAGGAAAAGCTGAAGGAGTCCGGCCTGAACGCTCGTAACTTTGCAGACGCTGGCAAAGTATGTGACGGCGACGAAGTTTGCACCGTTGGCACTTCTTTCCGTTTCGCTGGCATTGACTTCGATCTCGTTGTTTCCATCGACTTCGAGGCCGGTTATTATGATGGTTTCAAACTTGACTGGAATATTAAAGAAGTTTGTGGCATTGATACAGACAGTTTGAAGTGGATCGACGCTGAAGACTTGACAGACGCACTGACGGGCACCTGGACGGGCTGGGGATCCTACAGAGAATATAATAGCCCTGGACTGGCTAAAATGTTGGCCCCTAAACTCCGCAAACGTATTGAGCGGGAACTGGCTGCCATGACCGGCAAAATTGATGACTGTTTAGAGGCCATCGCCCCACACTGTTGGGAAGGGATGACCCTGGGCAACGGCGAAGGTATTTATTTCGAGCAAAAGGAGGCCGCCTGACGGCCTTCTCTCTGCCCTCTTTATAGTTACTCCATTTATTCACAGAAAACGTAAAATTGACAATATTATGACCGTTTCAAGACTTTACAGAAAAGAGTTGCGTCTGGCCTACATTCTGGCCCGTCTCATGGATCGCTTTCCGCGTCTGACTTCTTTTGCCCTCTGGGGCCTCTCTCTCTGGGCACTGTGGTACATCTTTATGAACTACAATTTTACTACTCACATTTAATGCCTTTATAGGCTCTCTAAAATTTCACCGTTTCACTAAAAAACAGAAAACAATTATGGCAATTATTCGCGTAAATATCGAGACTGAAAAGGCTACATTTAGCCGAGTTTTTACTGACGAACAGCAGGCACTTCAGGAGGCCGACGCTTTCCTGTTTGAGCACGAACTGAATGACGGTTGCAGCCTGGCCAGTAACGAGGACTTTATAGCCCTGAATGCTGTTTTAGCAGAGCTTTTCGATGATCCCTGGAATGCTGAGAACTTCGCACAGTGGGATGACATCACAGAGGCCGTTTCCGACTTCGTTCTACAGGCTTTGCGCTCTGGTTCCATCCTGGATGATGAAACGCTCCTTTCTATCGCTAACAACCTGGACGCTCCCCTCATGGAGTTGGCCGCTTAAAAATTCACTTTATAGTAACTCCAATTTTTCACCGTTTTTTCAAATTTTCGCGTTATGAAACACAATGTAGCACTTTTCGAGATCGTGAACCGTCTGGCAGTAGTATTAAGCAACGAGGAACTGACTGCCGAGTATAACCAGGATAGCAATACACGCGAGGGCGTTTGTGGTTGGTGTGGCGTTATGTCGCCGCTTACCCGTGTGGCCTTTATTGAAGACTTCGGACTCGATGCCGTTTTGCTGGCTGAAATGGAGGCCCGCAAGATCATCCAGAAAAAGGCTGAAGAATACGCTGCAACAGCTTTCCACCGTCACGAACTGGAGGCCGACGAGCACAAGGCTGCCGGACAGCCAGCACCTACTCACGAAGGGCAGTTTGTTTGGGCTGTTTCTTCGTGCCTGAAGGGTGAGGGTGGCTTCAGTAGAGAACTCCGTTCCCTGGTGGAGTATGGAGGCGACCAGCACGAGCACGGCTCCCGCCTGTGCTGTATTGAGAAAATAATTACCGTTGACTCTCTGCCAATGAGTTACGCCGACTGTGACGCAATAGTAACGGCTTACGGCTTGCATGGTGGTAGCCGTTCCGACGATGTGACAGACGAACAGATCAACAACCTGGGTGGCCTCTGGAATCTTCCAGAAGATCAGATAGCACTTTTCTATACAGTTGCCGCCGCTGTGGTCGATAAGGCCGGACGTTGGTACCTGATGGATGCAGAGGGCTATGACTATTGCCGTTACTATTATAGCCCCTGTGATTTTTCACAGGTTTTCGCTTCTGAAGTTTCGGCCATCAATGCCGAGATAGCAGCCGAGAAAGAGGCTGAGAAGCGCGAACAGGAGGAAGCAGCTGCCGCACGTCTGGAGGCATACCGTCAGAAGTGCCAGAAGTGGGAAAATATTATGGAGCCTGTGGCTCCCTACGAGAAGGCTGAGAAAGAGGCTGCCGCCGCTCTCAATGCCATCCCCTACCGCCAGCAGAAGGGTAGCAAGGAGCAAAAGGCATACAAGAGCGCACAAATGAAGCTCAATAACTGCCGCCGTCGCAATATTCTGGCTATGGTTGCAACCGCTTTTCCTGGACTGTCTGTCTCACTGAAAAAGGACAACGGATGGGGTGCCGATTGGGATCTGTCATGGCAGGACGGCCCCACGTCTGAAGAGTTCAACGAGGCCACCGACCTGGAACTTTTTGCCACCTATGGCGACCGTTTTAATGGCATGGAAGATTATGCCTATACAACCGACTACGAGCACACCGACTTTGCCCGTAAGTACATGGGTGATCATGCAGCCGAGATCGACACACACCGTAACTGGAGTAACGAAAAACGTGCCGAGCTTGTAAAGAAGCACGAGGCTGCCGGTTACGATGCCGACCGCGAGGCATGGAAAGAGTTTTGCGCTACAAGCTATTTCGTGGCTCCTGAGACTCCCGTAACGCCAGACCCTGACAATCATCCGCGTCGTACAGAAAAGGCCGTCAGAGAAGCCGAAAACGGCTCTGGTGACATTCCAGCCGGTCTGTCGCTCGTTGACATTGAAGGTGGTGTGGCTGTGGTTGGTGAAAACTGGAAAGATACTTATTTCCACAAGCGCGAAATAAAAGCCCATGGTGCAACATGGAATAAAGAGGCCCAGCAGTGGCAGGCTACCGAGCCAGAGGCCGTGGCCGCTCTTCGTGCTTGGTTTGGTGTGGCTGCCGATGAGCAGCCAACCACTACCGATGATTCTCACGTTATAGAGTCTGTGAAAAATCAGAGTTCCAGTAACCTGGATGATTCTCACGTCTCTATGCTTCGTGACCATTACTCTCTGAATTACGATAATTTCCACGCACTGAAAGACCGTTGGGGTCTGCGTCAGTCTGTTGTATTTTTCCGCTATGCTGACCACTGCGAACTGTACGGCTGGGATGCTTCTACGGTGGCTCCATGGCTCAACCGTAAGCCAGTAGCACCAACTGATCCGCACGAGGGCACTGTACTGTTCTATGCTCTCTCACTTGACACCGATCTCGCGTATATAGCTGAAGACCTTATTTGCAAAAAAGGTTTGCAGGTGGTTTACACAGATGGTCTGTCGGCTGCCGATGATCCTGCGCCCGATGGTTCGCCCAGCAGAAACTCAGAGACTCCCGTTATAGAGCCTGTGAAAAATCAGTCTCCTGTTATGAAACAGTTTGCCGAGTTGAAGGAAAAACACCCTGATGCTTTGTTCCTCTTCCGTTGTGGCGACTTCTACGAAATTTATGCCGAGGATGCAGAGAAGGTCTGCCCCATCCTGGAAATTACGTTGACCACTCATAAGGATGGTTATAAGATGGCTGCATTCCCTTATCATGCTCTCGACACTTATTTGCCTAAGTTGGTACGCAAGGGCTACCGTTTGGCTATCTGTGACCAACTGGAAGATCCACGGATCACTCGCAAACTGGTGAAGCGAGGTATCACCGAAATGGTTACTTCTGTTTCGCCTGATAAGGATCAGGAGGCCGCTTGACGGCCTCCATCCTACCCTCTTTATAACGTATCTGAAATTTCACCGTTTTCATAAATTCATCAATTCATCGTTTCACTAAAAAACAGAAAACAATTATGGCAACAACATTTGTAAAAGCTCAGTATGATGCAGACAACCGTACCATGGTGGCCTGGACAGACCGTGACCGCGTAGAATTATTTTACGTCTATTCCAAGCAGGAACACGATGACCGTATCAATCGTGCTAACCTGGCAGAATATCTGGAAGATCAGTTTTACGAGAATGAGATACCAGAAAAGTATGATGGCTCCTATGAGAAATGGGCCGACTCTTTCAGCTATGATGATATGTCAGAAATGCTGTTTGATTCCTCTCACTGTTGCGAGTGGCCGGACATCTGTCATCTCGCTGGTCTCGACCCAAACGACGATAATAATGCCTTTGGAGAGTGGACGGCTTCAATGCCAGTCAGTCACTACAAACAGGCTGCATAATAAATTCATTTATTCACCAATTCATTAAATCATAAAGTTATGAACGCTATTACTTGTAATCATATCGGTTTTATCATTGTTGGCCTGGCCGCAATTAACCTCTGGGGAGGTGGTGAAGGAACCATCCCTATGAAGTCCACTCGTATCAACACTACTGAACCGCTCACTCAGAAACAGATCCGTGAGGCTGTCAACGATGGTGGCTTTGGGGCAGAGTCTATCATGGGTGCTGTTGTGCGTGTCGATACCATTTATGAACATGGTGCTAAGACGTATGGTGATGCTCAGATCATCAATTTCTCGCCTGCTGGTGCCTGGTCACGTCATTTGGGCGAGGTGCTTTCCTGGGGCCATGAGCAATCTCCTGTCAGCGTCTGGGAATGTGATGATGACCAACTGAAAACTGTGGGGTTGGCTTGACCGCCCCACTTCTAAAATTCATTAAATCATAAATTCATTAAAACATACAATTATGAAACTATTTACAGATAACCCCGATTTCTATCCCACTCCTGTGGAAGTGATTGAACAAATGATGATGGGTGAAGACATCATCGGTAAGACTATCTTAGAGCCTTCTGCCGGCTCTGGTAATATTGTTGACTGGCTCAAAAATAATGGTGCTGGTGAAGTTATTGCCTGCGAGAATGACCCTACGCTGTTGAAGATTCTGAGAGGCAAATGTGATATCCTGGCTGAAGACTTCCTGACTGTCACCTCTGAGCAGGTTTCACACATTGACTACATTGTAATGAACCCGCCATTTTCTCAGGATGCCCGTCACATTCTCCATGCCTTTGATATTGCACCCGCTGGATGTACTATTATTGCCCTCTGTAATAGTAGCAGTGTTAATCCTGGCTATCGTGACACAAAGGAGGAACAACGGTTGCAAGAGGCAATAGATCTCTATGGTCAGAGTGATTATTTGGGTGAGTGTTTTTCTTCAGCTGAGAGACGCACAAACGTACATGTGGCCATGGTAAAACTCTATAAGCCTGGTGAGGGTGCCAGCGAGTTTGACGGTTATTTCTTCTCTGCCGTCGATGAAGACCAGGCCAACGTGGAAGGCAAGGAAGGAATCATGCAATATAACTTGGTGCGTGAATTAGTTGGCCGGTATGTTACGGCTGTTAAACTGTTCGATGAGACGTTAGCAGCTGCACAGAAAATCAACGAGGCCGCTCGCTGTCCTGAAGCTGGTGAGTATGACTATATTCCCATAAAGTTTACGACTGTCAGCAGTGACGGCCATTCTAAGGAGGTCTCTCACCAACAGTATAAGAAGGCTCTCCAGAAATATTACTGGCGTATTATTTTCAAAAAACTGCACATGGAGAAATACGCTACTAAGCAGCTGCGTGAGCAGATCAACAAGTTTATCGAGACTCAGATTCATGTGCCATTTACGATGCACAATATCTATCGTGTCATTGACATGGTGATACAGACTAATGGCCAGCGTATGAACAAAGCTATGGAGGAAGCATTTGACCTGATTTGTAGCCTATCGGCTGAGAACAGTACAGCTGGTGAACACTGGAAGACGAATGCTAACTACATGGTGAATCGTAGGTTTATCGTCAACTATATGTGTGAGGGCTACGACCGTTACGGTACTGACAAATACGGTCGTAATTGTAAACGAGCCTACCCTACCCTGTATTTTGGTTATCACGATTCCCACCGTTCTGACCTGGAAGATGTCTGCAAAGCATTGTGCCACCTGACTGGCAGAAACTATGATTGTATAGAACCATTATCTAATCATGGTGCCAGAAGCAGCTGGTCTAACGATGGCGAGGAATGGGGCCAGTGGTTTGTCTGGGGATTCTTCCGCTGTAAGGCTTTCAAGAAGGGCACTATGCACTTCGAGTTTCTGGACGAAGATGTTTGGTTTAAGTTCAATTATGAGGTGGCCAAACTGAAGGGATGGGCATTGCCTAAGAAAACTGTTAAGGAGGCCGCATAATGGCCTCCTTTTCCTCTTTGATTGAGTAAAATACGAGTTAAAACAAACTTTTTTCGCTTTTTCTTGAAAATAGTCGCTTAAAAATTTGGTTATATCAAAAAATATGCTTATCTTTGCACCGACAATTTGAAGTTTAACCGTGGCACCGAGCCACACAAAACAAGTTTTGAGTATGACAAAGGTAGTTTTTCGTAAGTTTAAGGATGGTGAGGTTATCGCTGTGTTTCCTGAAGTCTCATGGAATTATGTTCATTTGATGAGTTATCAGCATGTCGGACAGCATGGCGACTGTGTGCCTTGGATTGCATCGTTTACTAAGCCTGCCACTCCACAAGAGTATGCTCCGTTGTTGGCAGAACTGAATCAGATTGGTTACAACGATCTTCGTATTATGAAACGTATCAATCTGAACACTCCGCGTCGCTCTTTTTCTGAATATGGTCAGCAGGAACTTCCTGCCGCTATCTCAGCTTCTTAATTGTTGTTTACTAAAACAGGAATGTCTATGGCAAGGAAAAGAACACAACAGGTTTATGTGAGAACGGATAGCGACCAAGGTATTGACTATACGCTCGTTTCATGTCGTAAAGGTGTACTTGGTGGAATTTACTTTCTGGAAGACGATAATTATAATTGGCGTTATAATATCCAGAAGGCTAACGGTTGGTGGTATAATGAGACTTTTGAAACAGAGCTGGAGGCTATTCGATATCTTGTGAAAAACTCATTCCTTATGAATTGGGGATATGATGTTATTAGCATTAAATTGGGATATTATACTAACTCTGAGAGTGGTGCCATCACCTATCGAGACAATATCCAGGCTGTCAATCTGGCTGCATAATTTCATAGATTCATAAATTCATAAATTCATATACAACTATGGCAAAGAAAGAAAAAGTTTCCGACTACCTGAAAAGCGGTAAGCGTGAAGTGCAGGATTATCTCGGAACCGAGGAAGAGCCGTTTGTGAAGATCACAACTGCCACCGGCTGTTACTCTTTTATTGAGACTAACGATCCTGTGAGTAAAAAGACTGCCTATGACTATATAGACAGTTATGTGAAGCGTGAAGAGCGTCGCCTGGCTAATAAGCTGAACTATGGCGATGAGCGAGGACGTAGTGCTGTGTATTGCGACAATCAGACGGCAAAGGACTTGGGTCTGTTGCATGGCCGTCCTGACTATCTGCGTGTGGCCTATCGTGCTTATGTGATGTCACAAAAGGCTCCTGAGAAGCTGCGCAGTTATGTCTATCATAACATGATTGTGATGGCAAATCGTTTCCATGGTGATGCTGAGAAGTTCTACCTTCAGGACATTTCGGCATATACATTCGAGGTGTTGCCACCGGCATGGCGCAAATGCCTGAATGAGCCGTGCCCAGAGCTGGAGGGCGTTACTCTGTTTGACATCCTGGAACCGTTGACACCGAGCTTTAAGGAGGGTCAGAGTATGGCCCGTAAGATGATAGGTGGAAAGTTCGTGAAGTGCAAGGTGGTTGGAATTGAATACAACTATCAATATACCATCCGTCGTGGTGAGCTTGGGAGTAATCCCTTTGTACTGGAGTATCGCGTAAAGAATGTGGATGATAACAGTCGTTGCCCGCGTTACTATAATGTGCGTCGTGATAATGCCTACCCTGCTTTCCATGCTGAGGAACAAAAGAAGAAATGACAATGAATAACTACACTTTTACTATCGCAGAACAGCAAGGGGAATATGGCCACTCGTTCCCCTTGCTCACCGCCAATGAGTACCCCTACATGAATATCCAGATTGTTCCTACCCCACCCCAGCAACGTGATATGATTATCGAGGCTCTGCGCCGTCGTGGTGGCTGGATCATTCAGGCTGAAGGCCGTACTGACTTTGTGGCTATCCAGGCAGGAGGGCACCACCCAGACCAGCCGGACATTGAAATTAACTCGTTGAACTATCGAGAGGTGGCCGCCTCTCTCCATGAGTGTATGCAGGCCGCTGCTGACTATTGGGCTTCGACGCACAAAGAAGTAGCGGAAAATAGCGGAAAATAGCGGAAAATATTGTAAAAACAAACTTTTTTCGCTTTTTCTTGAAAATAATCGCAAAAATATTTGGTGGTTTCAGAAATAATACTTACCTTTGCAGCAGATAAGTTAATTATTAGTATTCACCGAGTCAACGGAGGCTCACAAAACAAAAAGGATATGGCAAACAAAAAATCTCTTCGCAAGCGTCAGTTACAAGACCTCAGAGGTCTGGTACATTCTAACGACTTCAAACTCCTGGTGCCGGTAGAACTGTGCTGCCTGAAGGGTGGCGGTTTCACTATTACTGCTACACACCTCTCTCCTGATGAGGACTTTGTAGATGTGTTCGTACAGAGTGGCGACTTCGACGCTATCAATGAGAATCGTGCCGGCTGCTGCATGGCCAGTGATCTGACAGCCGAATCGTTGGCACGTCTGCATCAAGCAGCTTGGAAAGCTGCCTTTACAGGTGGCAGACTTCACTAATTCAATAACTCATTATTTCATTAAATCATCAATTCATTAAAACATACAATTATGAAACATTCAGCAGATTTTTACAAGGTAGTGAACGCAGTTATCAACACTCTTAATCAGGGTGATTCAGTGGCTTACGTCTCAGGTGGTCAGGGTGGTAGTGGCTTTGGCCTGTTCTCACCAGATGAAGACTTCCGCGAGTTGCGGATGCACCTCCTGGACGACTTTACATCTATTGAAGAACTGGATGCCGATGACGATGAGCTGTTCAATGATTGGAGTGGGGTAGAGGACTATGATTCATCATTCGACTTTTACGAGTTTTCAACATCCACCTCTCGCCTTCAGGTGATGATCAATCCAGATAATTATGTCAACAGCTATGACCTGCGCGACATGATTAGTGATGACTACGACCTGGAGTGTGGCGAGATTACCGAGGGTATGAATGGTTATCCCAGCTGCCTGCGTGGTTGTGTGCTTCTGAATGGTGGCGACACTACGATTGAGGGTGCTCAGGCTATTGCCGATCTCTATGGTGTGCAACTGGTATCACTGCATCGTCGTGCCGGTTGGGATCTCTGGGAGTGCAAAGGTACTGCCTATGAGTTGTACGACTTCCAGGACTTCGTGAGCAGCCATGATGACAACATCGTTACTTTCTGTAGTTTCAAGTCTTATGCTGACTATCTGCGTGAGGTTGCTGCCGAGGTTGCCGATGATGAAGAGCCTACGTCTGAACTTGTAGAACTGGCTGATAAGGTAGAGAATGAAGTGTTAGGCGTGAATGAGTTTATCAGCGTCAACACCTACGATCTGACTCGTTATGAGAAAGAAAAGATGCTTTGTGACCACTTCGAGTATGACAGTCACTATTATACGTTGGCCCTGGATTGCATGGTTACAGATTAGCCCGTTATAGTATCACTAAAATTTCACTAAAATATCACTATTATTTCACCGTTTCACTAAAAAACAGAAAACAATTATGACACAGAAAGATTACATTGCACTGGTGAACCAGGCACAGAGAAAGAGCTATGAGTATTACGTCCTGTCGGCTCCGACGATTAGCGACACCGAGTTTGACGTGCTGGTGGCTGAGATCGAGAAGGCTGAGTCTGAACATCCTGAGTGGATAGTTCCTGACTCTCCGACACAGTGCGTAGGTTCCGACCTGTCGGCCAATGGTCGCCGTCAGATCATCCATCGTACACCGATGCTGTCGTGCCAGAAGGCTAAGAACCTGGACGAACTGGCTAAGTGGGTTAGTAAGAGTGAGCAGCGTATGAATGAGCTGACACATAGCAACCATACCGGCGGTTACAACTATGTGCTGATGTGGAAGTATGACGGCATTTCGTGCTCTATCGTTTATCAGGATGGCGAACTGGTGAGTGCATCGACTCGTGGCGATGGTAGGGTAGGGCAGGATATCACCGAGCATGTGAAGATGATGGGTAGTGTGCCCCAGCAGCTTTCAAAGATTTACTATGGCGAGGGCTTTTCTCTCAAAGGTCGTATTGAAGTGCGTGGTGAGATCTGTTGCAGTAAGAAGAATCTGCCGTTGCTCTCGCAGAAGTACACCGACTGCCGTACTGCCGCCAGCAGCTTGTGCAACCAGGCCGTGCCCGATGAGTATGACATGGCTATGCTCGACTTCATTCCCTGGGATGCTATAATTGACGAACAGATCAGCTGCCAGCGTCACCTTTGTTCTACGCCGTTGGGTTATCCCTGGCATAAGCTCTCATTCCTGGAGAACCTGCGTTTCGTGCATCGTGCAGAGACTTTTTCACCTCATGGCTACGAAGCCTGTGCTGCCTGCATTGCAGAGCGTGAGAAGGAGCGTGACGCTTATCCTTGGCCTGTTGATGGTGTGGTTATACGCATTACGCATGATGACTACTTCCAGATGTTCGGTGCCACTGAGCACCATCCTCATGGCTCTATTGCCTATAAGTTTGCACCGGCTAAGACCATTACCCGCTGCACTCGTATTGAGGTGACTGTCGGTAAGACCGGCAAGCGTACTCCCGTCGTACACTTTGAGCCTGTCACCATTATGGGCCGTACCGTCCGTAAGGCCAGCGTGGGCAGTGAGGCCACTCTCCAGCGTCTTGGTGTGGTGATGGGTAGCACCATCGAGGTAGGACTGGCTAACGATGTCCGTCCGACTGTCTATCGTGTTATAGAGGATGCAGAAAATCAGGCTCCCGAAGTTACGGAAAATGACCCCTTAGAGGGCATCGACTTCCCTGGTGAAGAGAGTCCTGTATGTAGCAACATCGTTGCTGCCTCTGAAGAGGAACAGCCCGAAGATCCTTGGTTGGCTCCGTCGTTTGCAGATCTCTATCCAGAAGCATTGGAGCGTCACGATGCCCCTACGCCTCCAGTAGTGGAGCCTGTTGCCGCTCCTGTCAGTGAGGATGATGGCCAGCAGTCGCCTGGTGGCTCTGTTGCCGCTCCTAACGGTAAGCATAAGATTCTGGCTGCCGTGACCACTCTCTGCGTGGCTCTGGCCATTGTGTGTGGTGCTGCTGTGCTCCTGGGTGCTCTGGCTTTTGCGCTGCCGGTGCTCAATGGAACACTTCGCGCATAATCATCAATTCATAGATTCATAAATTCATAAAATCATTATAGTATATGTCAGAAATTAGAGAAAATCAAGTAAGACCACTCCCTATATGGGATGGCGAACTATCACAGTACAGTCAGCACTTTATGACTGGTATGCAGTTTCATGGCCCATTTATTGTGACGGCTCCGCAAGCTCGTAATGACCTTGGCCAGTGTATCATCAGCACTCGATCACCACACCTGGTATGTAAGATTCATGCTTTCAAGACCAATATGGGCGAGGGTGGAAATGAGAAAGCTCGCGCACAGGAAAAGCGTGAGGAAATGGCACGGCTGGCATGGCTTCAGCAACGTGCAGACGCATTCGACAATGAGCGTGAGGCATTGCGTCAGGGCATAACCATCCGTGACTATATCGAGCAGAAGGGTAGGGTATATGACGAAGAGTTTGACCAGCCGCGTATCGTGGTAAAGGTACCTGGACTCTCAGCCTATCTGGAACTGCTGGGGTGCCTTGATTCATTGAATGAGGGTGAAATGGATTCTATCGACTGGACGGGTGAGCATGGCATATTGGCTACACTTGACAGCATGGCACAGTGGGCACAGAACATTTGGGATCGTAAAGACCGACGCTGCCGTGCGTCATCGACTCTCGACATGCAGCCGCTACCTGAATGGCAGGCTGATGCCTACGACCCAGAACTGCGTCCCTGGATGCCTAAGAAGCGTGGCCTTGGTCATACCTATATCGACCCCAGCCGCCGCCCAGAACTGTTGCACTCGAAGGCTCCGCAAGGCTCTGCCGACTATGGCATGATACGCGATCTGAAACGTGCGACTGCCGACAATGCAGCTGCTGGCATGGCTCCTGAAAACTATGGTGATGAATAATGGTCCTGTATGTGGTTATGTTATAACGACTCTGAAAAATCACAGTTTTCATAAATTCATTAACTCATATTTTCATAAATTCATAAAATAATGACGATTTTATTTTGTCAATTCAAAGTTTTATAGTACATTTGCACCAAATTAAATAATATAGGTTATGGAAAGACTGAAAGAAGTGCTGGCATTTGCCAACAACAAGGGTGGGGTAGCGAAGACTACGACGGTACAGAACGTGGCTGCCGGAATGCTGAGACGTGACCCGTCGCTGCGCATCCTCTGCATTGACCTGGACCCGCAAGGGAATCTCTCATCGCTCCTGGGATGGAGGGAAAAGATGAAACAGTATCACGAGCAGAAGCACTCGACGCTGACGGTGGCCGACGCTCTGAGGGATGGCGATAACAACCACCTGCCGGTGTATCAGAGCCGCGAGGGGCTGTTCTATGTGCCTGCATCGCCCATGCTGGCCGAGATAGATCCTGACCTGCACCGCCAGATGCAGCCGAAGCTGGTGCTGGCATCGCTGTTTGGTAACGACATTCACTACATGGATAACCTCTACATGGAGGCAGAGCGACTGGATGGCGAATACATAGAGGACTGTTTCGACTATGTGTTGATAGACTGTGCTCCTGCGCTGTCAGAACTGACCTACAACGCCCTGGGTGCCGCTACGGGTGTAATCATTCCCGTGCAGCTGGGTTCGCTCAGTGTGGACGGTATAGGGCGCATGATGGAGGCTTACAAGGCGGTTAAGCGGAAACTAAACAACGACCTGGATATGCGGGGCCTGCTGATAGTGATGGCCGATGAGCGTACTAACCTGGCACGAGAGACCAGCGACTTCCTGCGCGATACCTACGATGCCGACATGTTTAAGACGCGCATCCGTCAGTGTGTGAAGGTGGGTGAAAGCCAGTTCCAGCATCAGGACATCTTCGACTATGCGCCCTCTTGCACTGCTGCCATCGACTACGACGATTTTATTACGGAATTGTTGAACAATGATAATGAAGAATAACTATGGCTACAAAATCGTATAAGAAAAAGAGCATCGTGGCTGGATCACCGGCTATTCAGGAACACGAGGCCATGATGCAGGAGGTGATGAATGAGCAGACTGTCAACGACACGCCAGCCGCTCCGACGGCCAGTGTGCCAACAGGTAAGGGCGTGAAGCCTACGGGTGTGTTCTCGCAGTATGCTACCGGCATGACGAAGAATGTGCAGACGCGCATCCCCTTTGACATGTACCAGCGTTTGCTTGCCCTGAAGATGCAGAGTGAGCAGCGGGATAAGAAACTGAAACTCTCCATCGGCGACCTGGTGCTTCAGGCCATCGACGAATATCTGCAACGGCATTGAGGTGTATGCGTTACGAAGTTTTACCCCTAAACAATTCTCTCATTAAAGCGTATGCGAAAAATCACTGTTTACGGATTCTGCCCCTTTGCGTTACGGGCTTTTACCCCTAAAAAGGTTCGTCCGTTACGCTTTTTTACCCCTAAACGCTGTATTTATATTTAATTTTCTTTCTAATTACATAATGAAAGATTCAGATAATGAAAATAAAAAATAAATATATAATTAACCAGTGGCGAAAAGCCTTTATACAAAGGGATTTCCAGCGATTAAGGGGTAAAAAACCGTAGCCGTGAGGGGTAAACAGCGTAACTTTCCTGGCAGTTAGGGGTAAAAGTCCGTAATGCAGGGTGAAAAAACAGGTAACGTCTGAAGCCATCCCCGATTTAGGGGTAAAACTTGGTAACGTAGTAAATAGCGTCGTAAACGTAGTATAAAGAAATGACTATGGCAAAGAAAAAGAAAAATGATAAGATGCAGGCACTCATCAAGAGCGATAACAGCATTATCCGTGACCTCCGCGATCAGCAGTGGCTCTACAATCCTCGTGTTTTCGCACAGGTCTCTGGTGACTTCTCGCTGATGCACCAAAGGGTGCTGTTGGGTGTGCTCGATAAGTTGCAGGATCGTATCACCAACTCCATCAATGAGAACCGTCAGGATGGCCAGCTTTGGCTACCGCTATTCTCGCCTGATGAAATGAATACGAGCATCGACTTCAACATTGAGGCAAAAGATTTGGGTGTTACTCCTGGGCATTATCCAGAACTGGTACAGGCTTTGTCCGATTTGATTTCCATACGCATGGGTTATTTGAAGGAGAATAAGAATGGTACGACTGAGTATCACTTTGCTAATCTCTTTTCACGTCTTGAAATGGTGAAAAACAGCAGTGACCTACGCACCGGCAAAATTCGTGTAAAGATGGATAAGGAGAATGTTAATGACTTCTTATCCATGAATCATGGCTATACCGATCATGCGGCAAAGATAGGTCAAATGGCCAAGAAACAACGCACACCGCGAATTTATATCTACCTCTCTACATTCCGTGACATCGGACGTAAGCAGGTTGATTATCCTGAGTTCTGCGAGTTTCTGGGCATTGATGATGACAGTTATGTGGCCAGTCATTCTGAAGGTAAGAAAGAGGCTTCGCCTACTGACAATCCTTTCCACAAGTATTCCAAGGTGAAGAAACTCATCCTGGAACCTACACGCCTGGAAATGGATCAACTGTCAGCTGAGAAGAAAATCGACTTTTCTTTCACCTACGAGGCCCGTTATAATGATGGTCGTAAGAAGGGTAATCCTACGCATATTGAATTTGTTATCGTGCCAGGACCACTGTATGTAGAGCGTGACTTCCGTAAGCGTCGGCATAATCAGGAACAGAGCCTTATCAACTCTCTTACATTGAAGTATAGCGACCTGAAGCCATACGACATCGTGGAGGTGCTGCGTGACGTACAGGATTCTTGGTTTGATGATTTCAAGTCCTATGCCTACGATGATATCCCCAAGGCCGTGGAGCGTAAGCAGCCTGACCATGTGGCTGAGTATATTCTTGCTCTCTTTGCCGATTGGCTGAAGAACAAACAGCTGGAAGCCCGTCGCAAAGAAATTGAGGATCAGCGTCAATATGAGTTATTCCAGAAGCAGGAACAGGAAAAGTGGCGTGGCGTATGGCGTGACTGTCTGGCTGAACTGTCTGAGCAGCTGCCGTGGCTCACCTATCGTAACATTGGCTTTGAGTCGTTTGGCAAGAATGATGCCGGCCAACTGTCGCTTGTGCTCTGGGTGTCTGAAAACGCGCTCTATGAGCGTATGGAACTGCCGGATAACGTAAAAGTTCTGGCTGCCATCCTGCGTAAGTTCTTTCCTGGTCACTGGAAACTGAACTATCGTGTTCCAAAGCAAACAACCACTTAGGGGTAAAACTCCGTAACGATTTCCCTCTATCTTTGTGCCCAGCGGTGTTTCCGCTGGGTATTTTTGTCCCTACGTTACGGAGTTTTACCCCTAAATTTGCACCATAACCAAACCCCTATTATAGTTATGAGAAAAAAATCACTGCTTTTCGGTTTCTTGTGTTGCTATATCATAGCAGCCCTATCCTCGTGTTCTGCTACTCAGACTACCATTGACCACTCAGAGAGTCACCACATAGATAGCAGCTATGTGCAGATGCAGTTGCAGCAGTTGGTCAGTCAGCAGCAGGCCCGTTACGACTCTCTGATGCGTGTGGTGCAGCAGCGTGACTCGATTTCACAGAATATCAATGAGCAGGAGCGTGAGCACATTACCGAAACGGTTACGTCGTGGATTGACTCGTTGGGACGCAAGGTGACTCAGGAGGCCCGTACCATCGACCGCCAGCGTGACCGATCAGAGGAACTGCGCCAGCAGCGTATCATCAATGAGCAGGAGCAACGCATCCAGTCGTGTCAGGAGCGTATAGACTCGCTCTATAATCTCTTACTCGAAAAGACGGCTCTGGAAGTAAACGACACTACCAACTATCACAAAGAGGTTGTAAAGCCGGCACACACGCCATCGTTCCTGCAACGTGTGCATGACTTCCTGACTACCCTTGTCAACGTCATCGTCTTTGCCGCTATCTTCGCCTTTATCATTCGCTGGAAACGCCGTAAGTCGTAAGATACTCCCTACACCTGAAGCCTTTTCGTGGCTCAAACTCTTCAAAGGAATGAGCTACGAAATGGGCTTTTTTGTTGACCCATCCGGCCATGTCCTTTTGCCATTGCGGAATGATGTGGTGTGGGTTGTTGGGATCACGGTAGGGCTGTGCATGTGGATAGACATAGCGGCCTTGATGCGAGGCCCGCGTTTCTTGTGTACGATGCCACCAATAGGTGATGCGCTCGTAGCACTCCCTGAAGTCTGAGGTGAGCATGGTGTATAGGAAGTATTGCCCTGTGAAGCCGTAGCGGTTGATCATATTCATGGCTCGCTCACATTCTGCTATCTGTCCGTGTGTGTCACAGCCGAAGCGGATGCGGTTGTTATCGAGCCACTTCACTTTTGCCAGCAGCTGTGCTATCTCATCCGTTACCAGTCGTGCATCGAGGGCCTGATTGAAGTCCACTCGGTAGCCTCTTTCTATAATCTTTTGCAGCTGCTGTATGCAGTATTCGCCAGCAGCCAGAATATTGTTATCCATCAGCACTAACTTACGACGGCCCTCAATGGCTATTTCGTCCACATCCATATATGGCCGGATGGCTCCCTCTTTCTTGGGAACCACACACCAACGGCATTTGTTAGGACAGCCGCGAGTCAGGAAACCGTAGGCCGTATCTTTCGGGATGTTAGGATAGATGGAGTAATCGGGTTGCAAACGGTCTATTTCGTCGGGCAACTGGCTTAGAGGATCATACCCCGTGCCTCCCTTGATGATTTTGTCTGCATCGTAGATGTAAGTATCGTCTGGGGAAAAGTTAAACACCTTCGACATATACACAATGTCGTAGTGTTCCATGGGGCTTGCCCATGAGATTTGCCCCCCCCCTATTACGCCAGTATCTCGCAATCTTAGCGAGTGCGAGATTGGGGTAAATCGTGGCTCCCCATTTCTTTTTCTTGGCGTGTCCGTCCACGTCCACAAGTCCTATTTTCATATATTAAGCATGTTTGAACATTCTTATTTTGCAGAAATCTGTCACATTAAGCATGTTTGAAACTTCTTATTTTACAGATACCCGTCAAATTCTAATTCATACTGGAGGAAACGCTCGGCGTACCATCGTTTGTATGACATGCCACTGATCCACCAGTCGTAGATGTTTTCGGCTATTTCGTGCTCTTGCTCATCAGTCAAGCCGTCAGACGATGAGCTGGAAGAAAACCCGCGTTTTCCCTTTCCAATGTGTCGGGTCTGGGTGCAGGATGTACCCGTAATCGTCGATTTTCTTCTTTGGATAGCGGTTTGAAGTTGGTTCCAATACCGTACCACAGGGTTTCCGTTGGTAAGAATTTTGAGAAATACCCCCCCATGTCGTATAGATATGATGGCTTTTATCCAGTTGCGTCTAACATGGGGCCATCGTTCATTCTCTATGCGTTTTTGGCGTGGGTTGCTCATCGGGCACCCGATGCAGCCTATACGATGAAAGCCCTGGTCGTAGAGTTCGCAGTGTGGAACTCTTACCACGTCATTCAGGAACTTCCATACATCACGCTCCGTCCAGTTGATGATAGGTGATATCAGCAGACTCTCTTTGCCGCTGATGCAGCCAATGGTGGTTTCTTCGGTAGCATTGGTGATATTGATGCCTTTTGCCTTGCGGTACTCATCCAGGCCGTCTAAGGTGCCGCTGTATTTTCGGCTGTCAATCTCTACTTCATTGCGTTTCTTGCGTCGGCTGCTCTCCTGCCTCCTGATGCCGATGAGCGTCACCTTACCGGCTCCCGCATGTTCTTTGTATTCCTCACAGCACCAACGTACTTTCTTTGTTGGTAGCAGCTGCTTGCGCTCTGCCACATGATAGATGCTATCCTTGGGCTTTATCAGTTCCACTTCTGGATAGTGCTTCCTGACGAAGCGGATCACCTCTGGCGCATCTACTGAAGTCAGATTCATGTGTCCCTCGAAGCGTACACCGGCCAACTGTGCAATATGATAGAGGGTCTGACTGTCTTTTCCTCCGCTGAAAGCAAGGAAATACCCCCCCTATTATCGTAGGCCAGAGCCAGCTTCTCGGCTCTCTGCAAAAGATTGATGGAATACTCCATCTTCCTTCGCAGGCCCTTACTGGCTCTTGCATACGCTTCCTCTAATGTGATGTCTATTTTCATATCAATTCTTACCTTTACTCTGTTGTGCCATGGCCATCAATTTACGCTCTTCGTCGGTGGTGGTGTCGAGCGTGATTTGTTTGAAGTCTGGGTATTTCTCCCATATCAGATCAGAGGCTTCAATAGCCTTTGATACGGTGTCCTTTATCAAGTCCTGAAATCCGTCCAGGTTCTTAATCTCGCTGGTCTCAGGTTCAATGCGGAAGGTTCTGTCATTGATGCCCTGTGCTAATATAATTTTCATAATTTAATGAATATATGAATTGATGATTTAATTAAACCATTTGATTACTGTGTCACCATGATAGCCTTTTTCCCAGACAAACCAGGCGTATGCAACGGCACTGCCTTTGACTGAAGCAAAGTCACCGTTGGGCGCACATAGCAGACGTGAGCTGCTGACCCATACCCGTGCCGGCGGTTGTGTCTTGAACAGGTGGCGACGCCCTTTGCCTTCAAGGAATGTGAGTTTGAGGAACATGCACACCTTCTTTCCTTCAGGAATGATAGCCAGTGCTTTTTCCACAAACTGCTGTGCGCAGGCATAGGGTGGGTTGGTGACGATGTTTCCGTCCCATTCCTGATTGTCGATGGCCAGGAAGTCGGCCACTTCGCCAAAGCCTCTGTCGATGATGTCGCGTGAAGTGACAAAATACCCCCCCCCCCGATAAGTACCTTGGAGATATGGCCCTCTCCACATGCCGGTTCCAGGATGGGACCGTCGAACTTTTCCAGCTTCAGCAGCCACTCTGTTGCCTTTGGCTCGGTGGCGTAGTAGTCCTGTGCCACTCGCTCACTCTCTGCATGGTTGCTGGCACTGATGCCTTTGAATACGGAGGCATTGCCTCCAGTCCAGTCTTTCTTCATATCTCGAAATCTAATGTTAGCTGTCTGCTTGCTTCTCTGATTCGTTTTTCGGCAACCTTGAAATACTTGGGGTCTTTCTCAATGCCGATATACTGTCTTTTCTCCATGATGGCCGCTACACAGGTGGTGCCGCTTCCCATCGTATTGTCTAAAATTACCCCCCCCCATTTGGCTATAAGTCCTTATCAGGTAGCGTAGCAGATCCACGGGCTTTTGTGTTGGATGGAACACAGTGGTCTCATGCTCTTTCTGAATATGGATGATGCTCTGAGGAAATTTCTCGTTTGGTCGGGTAGGGGCCACCTTGCGTATTTGCTTATCGTAGTCATACGTTCTGCCGGTCTTGAACTGTCCGTAACAGTTGTTAGTCCTGGGGTGCTCCAACTTTCCCTGAGAATGGTTTGGCTCTCCGATGCCCATCTGAGGGTTAAAGACAGGTAACTGCTTATAGAACACACAAATATCCTCATGGCAGCGCATGGGCATACGGTTGGCATTCAGAAAGCCGGTGCCGCGTCCTTTATCCCATATCAGATTGTATCTCCAGAGCTTCCTATTGCTTTGCATGAGGTCGCTGGTAAACATTCCCTGGGCAAAGAGTATAATTGCACCATTGGGCTTAATAATGCGCTCATATTGCGCCCAAAGTGGCTGGAATGGAATCATGCGGTCCCATTGCGCATTAGGGTTGTCTTTGTGAAGCACTTGGTATGGTAGATCGCAGATGATGGCATCAATGCTTTCGTCTGCTATCCCTGTCATCACGTCCAGGCAGTCGCCTAAGTATATGTTGTTTGGCTCTAAGTTCATTTTGTTTCTATTGAGTTACCATCGTTTGTGACCTTCAGGCGAAACATCTTCAGGCGGTCATCACCATCTGATAGGTTGGCATTGAGCCAGTCCATAATGTTCTCGCCTACGAACTCCATGATATCCTTTGTGTCGTAGGTGTCGCAGGATGGATAGGTCATTTCCACCTCGATGGTCAGTTTTTTATAGGGTTTCGGATAATTGAGCATCTGGTGCTTCCATTTCTCCATGTCCTCGAAAGAGGGTTTGAATTGTGGAAAGATAATCTTATCAGGGATAGAGCCTAATGTGCTCTTCGGAGCAGGCACATTCTTCACCTCTTCCAATGCCAGAAAGAATGCCTCGAAAGGGAATCTGATAATGCCTAATTCATCCCGTGGATGTAATTCGGTATATTGCTTATCGAAGAGAGACACGATGCTTGGTACTGGCCTACCGCTAATGATACACATCATTCTTGCTGAGTATTTGATATGGCGGTGCTTGGTGCCTCGTGCCAGTTTTACGCCTGGTATTGGCGTTTCGTCGTAGATGACTGTCGTATCGAAGTCGTACACCTGTCCTACTTCAAACTTCGCTCCTTCGATTTCCAGTCCTATAATACACTTCGCTTTCATAGTTGTTACTTTTTAATTAGTTCGTGCGCGTCGTAGCCGCACCATGTGCAGATGCCGAGAGCGACGTTAGGCGCATAGTTTTCTTTGCCACATTTGGGGCAGCGGATGAGCAGAAGGGTGTCTGTGTCCTCGTAGTGCTCAACACCTGGTGCTAAAATCTTTGGTTTACTCATAATTTGATGAATTTATGAATTATTTATATAGTCTTGGGTCAACTTTCATTGCCTCCAGAATAATATTTGTGTCCCTTATCAAGTCTTTGTTGCCGCCGTAGAGCTTATCCCAATTTGGTTTAGGACGGTATAGTATTGATCCGTAGTAATGCCATTTGCCATGACGAAGACTGAAGGCATCGCCTTTGCGGTCAACAATGATATACTGAGGAATCACATGGATGGCACGAAGCAGGGCTTTGAGTTTGCGGGGACGGTCAACTTGATAAAACTCCTGGTGCATACGTCCGTGTTTATCCTTTACGATGAATTTGAATTGCACGGTGTAGCCATGTGTGACGGCCCAGAGTAGCTGCTTTATGTTCTGATGCTCCCGTTTCTTCCATTGCTTCAGCATTTTTGATATAGGGCTTGTGTCGCTCAAAATGCAGGTGCCGGTTGCATGGAAACTTTGTGGTTCCCATTCTCCTGGCTGAGTATAGTCACGAGGTTCATCGGCAATCTTTTCAGGTATATTCACTTCGGCCTCGAAACTGGTCATCGCTCCTGATTCCTTATCAATGATGGTAACTGTGCTCATGGGCAAATCATTCTTTTTAGATGGTCTAATGCTGCATTGATTTCGTGGATGTTGTCATTATTGCTTTCCCCATACATACGCAGCAGCTCTTTCACACGCTGTTTGAAGGCTCTGTTTGGATGGTTAATCACTTTCATTTCGCTTCCGTCGGTTCCTTTCTCTACAACGATGTGCAGGCCGGAAATGATCTCTGCCAGTTCCTCTTTCGACACTTCACGCACAAAGATGCCGGCTATCTCAGTATAGCGATATGTGTTGCCGTTTTCAATGACTGTCACGTTCCACTCAGGACAGCAGCCTGGCTTTGATGGCGGGTACTTGAAAATCTGTTTGATGGTAACAACATTGCTGAAGATGTCAACAACCTTTTGGCCTACCTCAAAGAGAAATGGTTTTACGCTTGTTATGGCGTAGTCCTCTTCTTTATTCCATTTGTCCCTGGCAATTACTGCACTGCCATCTTCTCGGACGTTTATTGAGTATTCTAACATGAATTTATGAGTTAATGATTTTTCTTATCGAGGGCCTGATAACTACGGATGCCTGTGTAGATGGTTCCGAGTTGGTCTTTCCCTATTTTATTGCGGAGATATTCTTTTGATAGTTGTACGATATAGCAGCCGCAATGGTTTTCGTTGGCTTTTATTTCCGTAATGCTGAATCCCCATCGACGCAATAAGCGTAAGGCGATATTGAGATTCTTCTGACTATTGAATCGTATTCCGCAAGTTGGATCAAGTACGATTTTTTCTGCATAGTCTGGATTGAGAATGATGTTTTGTATAAACACTATTCCATGTTTGGAAAAATCCTCTACGAGCATTTTCTTGAACTCAGAGATAGGGAACAATTCTTTTTTCCGCTGCATCCTCGCCCTGAAGCATTCATCCATTAGATAGGTGTTCATAATTACTATTCTTTTAACCATTTACACATAGCTACACATTTGCCTTTGGTGTGTTCGCAGTTATCGTTGTAGATGCTGAAACCGAGTTTGCAATACCAGTCAATGAGGAATGTCCCCTTGCGGGCATCGAGATAGATGCTACCTAAGTCCAACTTGCGGGCAAAGGATTCCACTTCTTTCATTAGAGCGGTACCAATGCCTTGTTGCCTGTCGGTCTCAAACACCATGAGAGAATTTATATATCCGGCGCGTGGGATTTCGTCATCGAGTGATAGTGTTACCATTGCCCTGCCGTCTGATGCAACGAAGGTGTAGCTTTTTCCCCACCACCAAAGATTTTCGTGTAGTATTATTTCCTTCATTCTTCTTCCTTATTTACTTTGGACCTAAAATCTAATGGGTTTAGTTTACGAGGTTTTTTTAGAGCCAGAATGAGATCATCGGCGTATGAGACTGCATCCTGTGCTATACACTGCCCCATGGTCTTGAATCCCTCTCGATATGCTCTTTGGTGCATTTGTTCCAGGAGTTGTGTATTGATGCAGCAGGCATTCAGGATGGCTTGCATGGCTTTTCCAGCAAATTGAGGGCGATACTGATCATAGTCTATATTGTCTATCAGTTCCACTTCGTCAGGGGCTAATGGCTCTCCCATGCCTTCCAGCAGCACACGTCCATCTTCCAGAATTTTCTTCACAGGCATGGTAATGCCGGAGCTGATGATGCGCCCCTTCAGCGGTTCGTCGTAAAAGTTTAATGTATTTGTCATAATGTTTTATAGATATTGTCTGTTAATACTCTATTTACAATTTCATCTTGTATGCGTTTGAAGATGGTACGATGACCACAGCGGGTACATTGATAGTAGTACCTTTCCTTTTTAGGTTTGTATGGATCAATTCTCGTAAGTGGAACATACCTATGACCTACCACTGAACAGATGATTTTCTTCCAATTCATGTTTCAGTAAAACAAGTTAATCATTTTATCGCTCAGATGGTATGGAGGCTGTGAGTTATGTTTCTTATACCATGCCCTTATTTTGGCAATGTACTCTTCTGTATGCCACTTATCCATCAATTCGTAGCCGCTGTAATCTCTCCATGCTATCGTTCCAGTAATGTTCTTTTTGGAATCAAGCAGGCAGAGTGAGAGGTCTGTAAAGTTTCTGCACTCCCTACCGCATAGATGACCGAAAGCCGTGGCGTAGTCGTATTCTACGATGGCCATTTCTGAACAGTCTTTTTTGCGTATCAGATAGCCTGGGTACCAACGCTCAAAGTTTGCATTATATTCCAGCATTTTATTGATGGCTGGCAGTAGGTAACGCTCCCATTGTTCATCGGTATAGACGTGCTTCTCGATATACATTCTTGCGTCATCCAACATTTGCTCAGAGCTTTTGGGATCGTTGCCGTCGTGCGTCATGTTCATAGCCTCGTATTCGCGTTCCTCTTCCATGGCCATTCTTCTTTGATGCACTAATATGTTTCCATGCCATAGCTCCATTGTGCGCTCAAACATGGCCTGTGTCTCAGGGTTTATCTTTCGCGCTTTCAGATCATTCAATGTCACTTCACCTTCTTTGTGGCATTGTGTCAGTCCCATTTCTTTTTCCAGCCTATCCAGATTTCGTAGATCCTCCACATACAGTACAACTATGCCATGGTGCATAATGGCAATAGTCTCACCAGGTAATGCACAGAGCACGTTATCTACGCTTCTAAGAAATTCCGATTGCGGATGACACTCTATATTCCACGCCTCGTAACCGTTGGTGTACTTTCTGAATGGGGTTTTATATTCTATCTTCATTTCTTCTCAAATAAATTGTTTAACTTCCACTCGAAATCCTTATCACTATTTATCACATGATCAAAGGGCGTTTCTATCTTTTCGTGTATGGCAATATATATCAGACATGCCAGAACATTAAACCCGTAGTCACATTCTGTATGACTTTGTGAATAGTATGCTTGGGCACGAATTTCTAACAGGTACTTAACGAAGTCGTTAATATGCCATACAACATTATTAACTACACTCAGGAAACTGGAGCATTCGGGCTTATACTGATAATCCCATTCTTTATAGATTTCCTCCAGCTCTCCATAAGTTTTACGACCAATTTCCAAATATGGTTTCGGATAAAATGGTGTAGTTTCTTTTTGCATAAGTTACTGAATTTATTATCTTTCCCAATAGGCATCGACAATCATTTCTGAACAGTCGCCGATGTCAAATATACATTTATCACTGATGATAGTTAGGTGTCGTTTACCCTGAAGGATATAAACCATCTTCTCTTTGGCGTATTCGTCGGCAAACTGAGCGACTGTTATACCTTTTCGTGGAGCTTTGTGTTTGGGGTAGCCCTTTTCTTTGAGGTATTGATAATATGTGCTCCTGTAGTTGAATGTAACAATTCCCCTGTCGGCACACCAAGTAAAGAGGTCAATAAAGGCTTCGCGCCATCCCATTCCTAAGAAATAGGAAAAGGCGCGAATTACACAGTCAGATGTGCGTAAGCCCTTTGGGTTCAAATTGAAGTAAGCGTACTTTGCCATAATCAGTATAATAAAGGTAGTCTTACAAAGTGCTCATTTTCTGGAGTCTTAAACTCCTTATCCCATTTGCGCCCTATAATTTGCCATGTTGCCGGTAGCGTGATATCCTTGCTGATGGTGTTCCATGTGTCCCACTGGTCATCAAATATATATAGGCGATTAGACATTCCTGGCTGTGCTGTCATTTCTAACCATTTCGGTTGCTGAAGCAGATAGTCGAGTCTGTTCCAATCTCCATAATCTTTCGGGGCAACATTGATACCACTGACAGACTGCATTAGCTCGTGCCAATGAGAATATGCACCTTCTGTCCATAGCATCTTTCCACTGGTGTAGATGTAGATTCTTTGGATGTTCTTATAGTGGATGCGAAGTCTGTCAACGATGGAAATCAATTCCTCTCTTAGCAGATAGAACGGATCGCCCCCAGTGAGACATACCGTATGAGCTTGTTTCAGATCCTCTACTGTTATCACAGGCAGTTTGTCTATGTCATAGAGTCTGTTGCAACACAGCGGGCAGTTGTGGCCGCATTTGTGGGTAATGTAAAGATGATATATCTGTTCCATAATCTATTGTGAGTTATATTCTTTTACTCCGTTTGGGTCGTAGTTACAGGTCACTTCGTGGTTCTCTGAATTGATGATTTCTTGATAATGTTCTTTAGTCAATCTATGCCACCAACCTTCGGAGTCTTGGCAGAGCATCTGACCGCTCTTCACGAAAGCGAACTTGCAATTTCTGCGCTCTCCGTTTGGATATAGTTTATCCTCACGAAGTTCATAGAGAATTTCACCGTTTTTGAGTTTGCGACAACATTCTACTACATCGAGGTTAAAGATAAGAGTGCTTATTTTGTCTGGAATCTCGATGGCGAGACTAAATTTCACTTTTGCCATAATTATTAGGGTAAATATGTGTAACGCCTTCTGAGTCTTTGACTATCTTCTGTCCTGCTATATCCTTCAGATTGATGTCATCGTTAGGATGTTTCAGGTCGTATGCCAGACTGAGGATGTATTGCGCCAGTTCTTTCAGCTCTTTATAACTCTTGAATCGGAGTTTGATACTGTTTGGCTTATCCATGCTAACAGCAGTAAGTGTCATGGCGAAGGCATTGCCTTTTTCCTCTGACAATTCGCACAGAATTTCGTGCTTGTGATATACTTTTTCTTTTGCCATAGCTTTATGGATGACGGGTGCCATCGAAGTTATATTCTGACTCTTTTCCTTCTACTTCATCCCAATGTTTCTTGCAGAGATCTATGATGGGCTGATGAAGGAAATTCGTGCTAATAAACAAATCTTCAAATGATGCTAACAGGTCATCGTCACATTCTATGTGATCAAAATCTACTCTATTTTCTTTTAGAGAGCTAACAGGTAGCATGGCTGAGACTTGAACACCATGGAAACGAAATGCAAGGTTGTACTCTTTTGGGTATTGCTGATCATCTTCGTCATAGGTCCAATCATTAAGTGTTACCTGAGTACATATCAGGTTTTCTTTTAACTCTACAGCGTCTTTGCCGTAGATGTCTTTAATGTCGTATGGCTTTCCGCAGAATGGGCAGTATTTTGGCCAGAGCATCACTTCGTCCCACTTCTGCTGATATTCGCCTGGCTTGCCTTTGAACTTTGGCTTATGATAAATGCCGTTTACGATCACTCTACCAGACAGCACTTCGCAATTCACGGTGGCTGTCTCATTGTACTTTTCTTTTAACAACTTATTGAAGTTCTTTACGCAATCACATGCCATAATTTTATGAATTTATGAGTTAATGATTTTTCTTACAGGGGCAATTAGCATAGTGCTCATAAGTCCAGTTGCTATATAGTCCTGGGCGTGAAGCCATATAGAGGTGCCCATTCTTTTTTGCTATGCAGTAGGTGTTGTATTCCTCTACAATCTCGAAGCCGTCATGTTCGAGGTCGTATTCTTCGCAGTGTTGTAAAACTACTGCCAGAACAACCAGGAAGGCGATAACCATAATGCCTTTGACAATCTTATCCATGCTGATGTATATTTATGGTATAACACACAAATCTATGCCCATTGGGTCATGTTCATCGCAATATGCTTTGCATTCTTCGAGAGTGCCGCTGAATGGATATTCGTGTTCGTGGTGATTCCAGACAGCGTGTGTCTTTGCCTTGACCAGTTTATCCTTAAAATCCTGACTGTTCACGTCCATGTGAGCACGAAGTTTTAGTGCATCGTGAGGATTAAAGTGTAATGATGGTGTTTTGTCGATGATTTCTTTCATCACGGCCCAATAGGTGTTTTGTTCCCATTTGTTAGCAGGACGTGCGCGACCATCTGCACGGGTTACAGCCTTGCGCTCTACGATGTCAATGCCATTAAAGGAAAATATCTGCTTATTGTTTTTTGGATTCAGTCCGAGAGACATAAACACACAGTTGCTTCCCTGTATTCTCATCAGAGTGCCAGGGCGATATATTCGCTTGTAATTTCTATTCTTCATAAATTTATGAATTGATGATTTCCTCAATAGGTTTGTCGCTCTTTACACCGACGATGATCTCAGCAACACATCGCCTTTTGCCTTCATCGTCTGTAATATGTTTGGTGGATATAATTTCGGTGTCGATGATATCCATTAACAAATTATACTTAGCGGTATGTTCGATGTCTTTATATCTTCGTGACCGTTCATCGTTACTACACTCTATTACAAAGTCTCTCTCGTATTTGATAAAACCAGTAATTGTTTCCATTCTAACGGAGGCTGTGCGTATTTTTAATTCTCTGTTTTCTCTGAATGGATCGTTGATGTCGGCCAACTGTTCCGTCAGCTTCGCATTCTGTTCTACCAGCACTTTGCCACCCTCGTAAAGTGATACATTCTCTTTCTTCAGCCGTCTGTTCAAAACTCTGAAAGCAAAGTTTGACAGGATAATTAGGAAATAGAGTAGGTTGAGAATGGTGTGATAGGTGTCGCCCTTGATGTAGGCTGCCACCGATATAGCCAAAAGTCCTACGATAAGCAGGATGTTGAACGTCCAGAAACAAATAGTCTTTACTCTTTTCATAATGATTACTTGATGATAGGTTTCTCTACTGTGCGCCACCATACTTTTTCAAACTCTGGCTCACAGATAATCTCTTCCGCACCCTCATAGTCCCAGACATGGAAGAATGGGGCCTTGATGCCTTTGCTCTTGATATGGTCGTTACTGACAAATTTTCCGTAACGGATGGTGTCATCCTCTTCTGTATAGACAGCAACGCGATCACCTACCGTCGGCGGTAGCTCTGATGCTTTCATCCATGGCCAGCGGTGGATAGGTCGCTTGATCTGAATGTCGGTGCCGGCTGTCGGGCCTCCGTCGGCATCACAGGTGTAACGCTGGCTCTTATCGCCCTCGCTAATTATCATGTGGACTTTCGAGCGGTGCCAGTGCTCGATGCAGCTCTTTGCCCAATCCTCTACGAAAGCCTGCTGCTGCTGTGCATCGGCGGCTTCCTCATTGTCTTCATACCAGAGGGTAGTTCTTAATTCGTACTTTGCCATAATTATAGGTGTTTTTTAGTCATCTGTTTCTCCAGACGTTCTTTCATGGCTTTGGCCGTTACAACAGCCCTGTCATGTTCTTTGGGGTCACGAAGCAGTTTACAGATGCGGTTTACCTGTTGGGGTGTCACCACCATTTCCGTAGCGGTGTTGATGGTAACACTCCCGCCAGTGATAGGATATTCTTTTTGCATTTAATGAATTGATGAATCTATGAATGATTATCCGAAGTCGAGCATGGAATTTTTCTGCTTCTGCTGATATTCCTCGTGGTACATCTGCCAGATGTCACGGTAATGGTTGATATCATCCATCAGCTTGCCACGCATCTGCTTGGTGACATTCTTCTGCTCGTTGATGGCAGCCTGTCGGTTGTCGGCACTGAGCATCTGACGCAGGCAGTGTCCCACAATGGTACGAGTGCCCCAGCCACCGAAGCTGAAGTTGCTCTCAGGACAGATAATCGTATCGCCACAATAGGAGTACCAGATGTTATCCTCGATGGTGTAGAAGTTGACAGCATCCTCACCGATAACCATCAGTACGTCGGGTGCATCCTTATAGATGGCGGCACAGAGGGCAACGCCTTTCCAGGTCTCTAACTTCACAAACAGCATGTCATCCAATAGCTGCTGGTCACGCAACAGGTCAATGAGCTGCTCATTGCTGGAGTCAGCACATCCGCGCTCATCGAAATGGAGTTTCAACTGATCACCGTTATTGCCACCGTAGAGCCATGTGAGGTAGGCATGGAGAATCTTATCATTCCAGGATGGGAGCATCTGGCGTACCTCTTCCTGGTCTGCTTTGTCGAATACCAGCTTGGTAAGGTCAAACTCAATGCAGTTGGCCCAATCTCTGAGGTAGGGTTCAGGTGACAGGCGCACACAGTTGCTTTCCAGTCCTAACAGCTCGTGTGTCTGTGTGCCAAACTCCTTTTGGAACTCATCGAATACCTTGTTGGTGATATTGGCAAAGACAGGACCTAACAGGTCAAAACGAGCCTCGAAAGTGTCGATGCGCTCTGCCAGTGTCGGCTCTTTCACCTCTGCCAGTTCCACCGTCATGTCACCATCGGCATCCCTCTGCTCCTGGGTCTTCAGGAAGGTGTCGAGCATCTGCTGGCGACGTTTCAGATCATCCTCGGCCATCATCAAACGGATTTTGTCTGAGGTGGCTCTGTCGGGTTTCTGACCTGGCTTCAGCTCGTTTAGTTTACTCTGGTAGAATTGTTCCAGTGTGATGGCCTTTACCTGATACTGCTTGGCCAAAGCAGAAAAGTTTTTCAGCGAATTGTTTTGCTGATAAAACTCCACCACGGCACAAAGGTACTCGTGGAATTTCTTTAATCTCTGTTCGTTCATATATAAATTGTTTTTAGGGGTTATAGTCTCTTGTGCCTGCTCCGTAGGCAGTGGCTTTGCAGCAGCTTCTTTCTTCTCGGCCTTCTGGCGTTTCTTCCGCTCGGCTTCCTCCTGTAAGGCTTGCTGACGCTCTGCCTCACGTCGTTTCTGCTCTGCAATCTTCTCTTCACGAAGCTGCTGGGCGCGTTCCTTTTCCTCGGCCTCGCGCTGGCGGTTCTCTTCGTCGATCTTTTCCTGGGCCACTTTCAGCTGCTCTTTCCATGCCTCCAGTTTTTCCTCGGCGGCCTTTGCTTTGGCATCTGCTTTCTCAGCCCGTTCACTCCATCCAAAGGGAGCACCCACCAAACGGTTCTCTTTCACCATCCGACGGGCTACGCATGGATTGATGCTGCTGCTCGATGCAGGGATAGTCCTGCCGTCGGGATGCTTCCAGATCTGATGCTTGGTGGTACGGTCGAGTACAAAGCCATTCTTTTTCAATAGCCGCTCCCAATCTTTTTTGCTGATGTTATGTAAACCTCCCATAATTATTCTGCATGAATAAAACAGTCTCTCGTTTCTTCGTCGCAATGCTCAATAGTCTGGATGTCTCTGCTGGGGCAGAAGGCACCGTATTGGTCGAATCGCTCACAGATACTTGCTAAACCGCAGTTTACACCGTGACATTTCATAGTTATTTGTTGTTTGCTCATAGGTTAATAGTAATAGTTACAATGCCTTCTTTCACTTTGATTTCGCCCGTCCATCCCCTGCGCTGCAATTCCAGTGCAAGCTCTTTGTCGGTAAAACCGTCAAGTGTAATCTTTTGTTCCAGGGTAGGTGATGTTTTGCCCTGGGTGCTTGTGATATGGCCTCTATCCATCAGCAAAGGTAACTCCTGCTCTGCTGGTGTGGCCTCTGGTCCCTTTTCGGCCTCCGTTTTTGAAGTGTCAGCTTTGGGTTTCTTTACTTTCTCCGCTTTTTTCTTGGGTTTCTCCTTTTTCCTTGCTGGCAATGGCCTTGCTGTCGCATTTGCTTTCGCCCCGCGCCCCCGCATATCATCCGCAGGATTAAAGGAGTCGATGTCTTGCTCATCGCACCAATAGAAGCCACCGGCGGGACGGCCTTTCAGAATGGCACGGTCAATGTTCCAAATCCCAAGCTCTTTCTCAGCAGCACCTTTCTTGGGCCAAATCTTAATCACCTCCAGTGTGCTCATGTCGATCTGAGCAACTGGTCTCGGCGCACGGTTCCGGCTGCGCCCCAGCCTGTCAACATCCTGTTTCATATCGTTATTGATTTTTGGAAATTTTTGGTCTGTTTTTGGCAATTCTTGTGTCGTTTCTGGAAATTTTTGTTCCAAAATAGGCTCTTTCCGTTCCAATTTTAACAATTTTCGTTCTGAAAAGTTCCTTTTTTGTTCCGTATGCTGTGATATCGTCACAGCCTTATCTCTTGTCAGGTCGCTATACTCAAAACATGGCTTCACGCCTGCAAACTTCAACACATGCACAACCACACTGGCACCTTTTACCTTATCGCTGAATCCAAGCACAGCCTTGCTGATGGCCTCCCTCAGTATATCCTTGGTCAGCTTCTCGCATGGCTTATCGTAGAGCGTCTTGAAAAGGCGATCGAATATCCAGCGCGTCTTAGCGGCAAAAGCCTTGATGTCTTCCTGCTGGCTCCAGCTTGTATGTGCTTCCTTCAGTGTCATGCCTGATTTCTCCTATATCCTAATGCCCGCATCAATGCCTGTGTCTCTTTGATGCCAGGAATGTGGGCGTACTCGGTGCTAACGTCTAAAATCTCCACCTGTCGCAGACTGTAACGGGTGGTGCAGTATTCCGTGCGCCACATGCCGGCCACATCGTCGGCATTTGTTGGCAGTCCATCGGGTAAGTCTTTCTCTGGATCACGATACCAGGCCCGTGTCTTCCTGAAGGCTCCATCCTGCACTTCCATCTTTACGCAAACATCCGTGTCGATGTTGCCACTGAGCCAGTGGATAGCCTGTGCCGGTTCGTCAGGTGTAAAGCAGAAGCCACGGCTCTCTGTGCGAAAGCCTTTATGTTTGCTCTCGTTGATGAGCGTCTGCCCTGCTTCCAGTCGCCGTAGTTCCTCGCGGCTCATAAATCGGTAAAGTATCATTTCGTGTTCAGCAGATTAAAACCTTCTTATACTACAAATCTCGCTTGCAAAGATACGAATAAAACCCCGATTTGACAAATTAAAACAGAGTTAATTTAGTAAAAAGAAACAATTTTTGCATTTTTACCAAGATTTTTAATCAGATTTCCCCTAAAAATCATTATCTTTGCAACCGAAATCCGATTTTTAATCTGTTCCCGAAAATGGCAAAGCAATATTATTACTACAAATGTGATGAGTATAGCAAGGTAGGCCGTGCCCTTGGTAAGTTCTGGCGCAAGGTCGTTCAGGCTGCCTATCGTGCCGATGCCTATGCTAAGAAGTATGGTGCCTGTAACTATGAGCAGCCCGTCCAGTTCTTTGAGGGCGGTGTTGACTATCTGATTTTTGAGACTACCCCTGATGAGCGTGTTTGGCGTAAGAAACTGGTGGCAAAGGATGGTACGGCCCTCTATGAGCCTAACTGTATGTACCGTGCAGACATCCTGGTGATTCCTGATGACCGTTTCCATCCGTCGAATACCTGGAATAAGATCTACTCAAAGAAGCACCTGACATGGGAACAGGCGAAACCTCAGAAGACGTTAGACCAGTGGGCGGCCATTGCTAAGATGAAGCGTACCGATGACCGCGAGAAGGATGCAAAGGCTCTCGATGAGCGCATGTCCCGTTACTCCTTTGTGTCGTATCTGGAGTTTTATGGTGATGAGTCAGTTCCTCGCAACATGAGCAAGGCCGACTGTCCGGCATGGCTTCGTCGTGCCATCCGTGCCGAACAGGACCGCCAGGCTTTGCCGGTGGTAGAAGTCTATCCGCTCTTTGCTTTGCTGGATATGAAGCCAGAGGGTGAGGGTGTAGTAAACATGTCGGTAACGCCTAATTTCTTCCTGTATGGTGACAGTTATTACATTTGTGCTGAATACCCCTGCTTTGCAGAGGGCTTGCATACCATTATGGAGGGGTTATATACCTATAAGCAGAATATGGCTTTTCGTCAGGAAAAAGCAGAGTCTTAACCTCTATATATAATAATAATGTATGGGTAAGAAGAAAAAGGACGTTTACGAGGAAGCAGAGCGCGAGGGCACTACCATTGAGGATTATATCATTCCCCAGAAAGTGCAGGCGTTCATAGATGCCTACGAGCCGGTAGAGCAACAGAAGTTTGCTACGACCATCTTTGATGAAACCAAGCTCCGTGCTTTCTTCAAGGCGTACATTACGACGCTGGGCGATCCGCTTGTGGTCTATCTGACCCGTCTTGAAAATGCAGGCTTTAAGATGCAGGTATCTACTCAGAATGAGCCTGCTATCTTTGTTACAGAGAAAGCCGTCGGTGGCTTCTCAATGCTGGAAGCGTTATAACTGATGAATTGTTTTTCATACGAGATTTGTTTTAGTAGATTAGTTATTAAGTAGTTTGTTTGGTACAGCGGTATCTCAAAGATTTAAGGTAATTCATAGTATTAGATTTAAGGTTGGCCACCCGTCCCGTCGTGATGACGTGACAGGTGGTTTTTGGTTACTTATGGTCAGGTTCGTCGGCTGCTATCCACATGGCCCCTTTTTGCTCGCGTCCCTGCTGGTAGAACTTTGACAGCTCCGCATTCTGCCGCTCGATGATATCCATCAGCCGATTGCGCTCTGCATCGAAGCTGGCCTGGCAGTCACGCCTTATCCTGTCCTCGCGCTCATGGTGCTCACGCTCCGTAGTCCGCATTTCGTTGGCGTGTTCCAACTGCATCCGAAGGATGGTCTCTACCAAGTTCTGCTGTCCTGCCGTGGTGCCTGCTGCTTTCTCGCTGGTCTCTTCCGCTTCTGGCAGTAGCCTGCCCGCGTCTGTCCGTTGCTCCAGCTGCATTAGTGCTTCGTCGCGCCGGTGCTGTTGCTCACTCTGCCTGGCCAGTCCCTCGGCAACGACGGTGGCCTGTGCCTGTGAACTGATCTGTCGCTCAGTAATCCGTGTTTCTACGATGCCCCTGCCGCGTCCCTCCTTGATGCCGTAGCCGTCAACGGGTAGCGTCTGACTGTTGCTGTCGGGTAGGGTAGGGCGTATCTCTGCCGGCATACCGTCACCGTCAAAGAAGAATCCGTCTAACGGAATGTTGTAGTAGTTGCAGAAACGCAACATTGCAGTCACATGGACGGGAACCTTCCCATCCAGCCATTTGTTTAGTGATACATAGTCACCACACCCCAGGGCTTCCAGCAAGTCCTTTTTGGCGAGTTTGTGGCTATCCATGAATTGCTGGAGATAGCCGTAGTTGTACGAGTAATCCATACTGTTTGCAATTATAATTATTTAACACTAAAATGATGCTCAACTGCGATTAAAGCCTTTATATTAAAACCTTTCCGAACTTATTAAAAACATACCCCTAAAACATTAAAACTTGGTTAAAATGTTAAATCTCGAAAGAAAAACCGATTAAAACCTTGTTTTTACAAAAATAATTCCTTACCTTTGCGCAAAAATACAAAAAATCATCCGAATATCAACATGATTATCGAGAAATTAACACAACCAGGAGCGCATTTGAACTGCGACGATTTGACTCCTAATCAGAAGAAACTCCTTTGGGAGATAATGAAACGGCATGGTGCATCACAGGGGTTCGCCTACGACCGCTTCTTTAAGGAGGGCTTTGCTCTTTGGGAACTGAAGGGTATCGACACTATAAAACGTCAGTTCCTTTCTGACCGCTTTTCCGAACTCTTCCCAGACCAGACCACCATGCCTGAAGCATTGGCTTCGGGTGCCATTCTCGATACCGTAGTGGCCACGAATGGTGAGTTTTATCGTACCCTCGGACGTACCTTTGGTATGAAAAAGGTGTTTACCGATCTCATGGGTACGCTGGGCATGGGTAGTAACTCGGTCCTCAATAAGTTTTCCACTGACGATTGGAAAGACTATGAGCGTATCGGTGTGCAGGCTGTGATGCAGGAATTTGAAACGGAAGTAGCGACACTGGATAATGGCGACTAATGCAGCAGCGACGCTTCGAGAAACGGAAACGTGGACGGCCATTGAAAGACCGTCGAAAGCACCTTCAGATAGCAGCGACTATTGACTATCGGGGTGCTAATGACGATGTGCTGACCTTTGTTTTTCGTGGTGCCGGCCAGCAGCTGATTACTAAAGTTTTCCAATATCTCGTAGGCCATTCTCACGGCATTGCCCGTGAAGCTGTCGTTACTGAGGAACATGACATTATCCGTCGCAATGGAAAAGGCTACTGGCGCATAGCAGCAGAGATTCACGGTCCTAACTATCACTTTGCATCGTTAGACGATATGCAGCTGCTCATTGAAGCCACCCTGCACCGCCTCCATCCCTGCACCGTCCACTGGATGCCCATCGAGAAATTCTTGAATGTTTAGCATGTGGCTATGGCATAGCCACTAAAAGAAAAGAAGATATGAAGATAATTGATGTTACTATCGACCTTGAAACTTGCTCACTCGCTGCGAATGCTGCCGTGATGCAGGTGTCTGCCGTGGCGTGGAATAGACATGCCACCGATGCCGACGAACTGTTTGTAAAGAATATCCCCGCCTTTGATGCTCGTGTCGATCTGCGCTCGTGCGTCATGGATGGTTTCGACTTCGACCGCGAGACGATCAAGTGGTGGAGCAATAAGCCCCAGGAACTCAAAGATGAGATTACCAATGGCGACTGCTACCCCATCAAAGAGGTGTTTGAACAGTTTGCCCAATGGATGACTGAGGCCAAGGAATACAGCCAGGCTGATGTAGTATGCCTCTGGGCACAGGGTGCCGACTTCGACATTGCCATCCTGCGCCATGTGCTCAATAAGTATGGTATCAAGTTGCCTATCGGCTACCGTGACTTCCGCGATGCCCGTACCTTTATTGCAGAGGTGGGTAGTCGCATGTTACTGGAGGATCATGTCGATGGCATTGCCGACCATGGTAAGGTATATGCAATGTTACCCGATTTTCCAGAAAAGGCAGATGTGCATAATGCGCTCTTCGATGCCAAACGCACCACATGGTCACTTTGGCATGTAATCTCTTCTATCCCCGACCGTCAATGATGCGCGTATGATTTACGACCCATTGATAGATGAATTGGCTGCGCTGCCGCTAAACCTTCTCGTGACTCCTGCCGACCAGCAGACAGAGGAAGGCCAGACGGCGTGTTGGTGCCCGTTCTGTAAGGGTAATGCCGGCTCTACTCCACACTTCATTATCTACAACCGTAAGCGTGGTGGACTGTACGGCAAACCCGTAGAACACTGGTTCTGCACCAAGACAAAGCGAGGTGGCTATGGTGCCATCGAACTCTATGCCGCCATGAAGGGGCTGGGGTATTGGTGGCGCAAGGATAGTCACTCAGCACAGACATTCATCTGTGTGGGTGAAGATCTGCGTCAGGCTTGTTTGCAGCTGGCTATGCTGGCCGGCCATACCAAGGAAGAGGTTGGCGAGAAATGGCCACAACTGCTGAAACGTGACTACCGAGAGACGGCTATCCGTCCCCAGGAGCGTGTTACCTTTGAACCGAAGACAGGCTTCACACCGCAGGACCTTGCAGCACTCGGCTGTACTACCTGGCTTGACTACGATGGTGTGGAGCATTACGGTTTTGAGACGGGTAATAAGGATGCTGGTTGGCATTTCGACCCTGCCGACATCCAGCGAGACTTTAAGATCTCAGCTGTCGGTAAGGTGACTCTGCCTGCCGTCAGTCGTAAGGGTGAGCCGGTATCAGAGGTATTGGTGAGCACTCCCTGGAACCCTATCTTTGTGGCTCTCGTGGATGATGAGACTGAGGATAGCGGCTCTATTTTCTTCCCTGCCCTGGGCATACCGCCTATGGTGTTCTGCAATACCGATGAGCACACATCGGCCAAGGTGAGCCGATGGCTGGCAGGCGATAAGGTGTTTGTCCGTGCATTGGAGCTGAAGACCTCAGAGAATACGGGCGTCCGTAAGGCTATTCAGGAACTCGACCCAGAAGAGCGTGTCACTGAGGTAAAACAGGAGTGGCAGGAGTCTTCAGATAAGAATGGTAACGTAAAGATGGAGCTGGTGGATGTGCCGCTTCGTGATAAAGACATCAAGGCAAAGGCTATTATCTATTGTCCGTCGGCTCCTGATGCCGTGGCTACCTATTACCACATGAAGGCTTTGCGCCATACCTACCCCAAGCAGTTTGGCTCTCGTTGGTATCATGTGTGTTTCCCCTATGGTGCCGTGCCGTTCTCTCCCGTGCATTATAATAAGATGCACCGTTTTGCGGATAATATCTACACCCTTTTCCCGTCGGCTACCAAGCAGACATTGAAAGCGCGTGACATCAGCTGCCGCTATCGTGACGTGCTTCGTGCCGAACTGCCTGAGACCATCGGCGACCGTGCGCACCTCTATTTCCCGCGTCTCTATTGCCATCCTGTGCAGACGGTCAGTGAGTTTTTCCTGGCCTATCAGATGCTACCCCGTGAGGCATACCAGAATGACGAAGACATCAACCGCCTCTTTTCATCATGTATTACGTCGGCTCTCAGTAGCGACCCCTTCGAGCGCAAAGAGAAAAGGGATAAGAATGGCATGGTGAAAGAGGTGTATTATACTATCAATCCTGCTACCCTTTGGGAGTTTATGGCCAGTGCTGGCTATGCCCGTGATGTGCGACCAGATGAGCCGGATAAGATAGGCCGCTATGTGCATATCGACGGCCCATTTGCCGACGAATTGGAACCGTCATCAATGGTGCAGGCCACCATTGAGCAACTGAAGGCGTATGCCCGACAACTCAATGACTCACGCCCTGGTATGCCTGATGAGTACGAGCTGATGGTGCAGGCCGTGCTTCGTGCCAATAAGGAGATCAACGAGAAGACCATTGCCTCGCTGCCCAGCGTGAAACTCAACTATGCCGATGGCTATGGCCGTCATGTTGAGCATTTTTTCTATGACAATGGGGCCTTGCGCATTACGGAGAATGAGATTTCTATGCAGCCCTACGACCGCATCGACTTCAATGTTGAACGTGCTGAACTGCTGCATTGGAACATGACACCGATTAAGAACCTGCCTTTTGAGATCTCCGAGAATCCTGAGTATCGCACCCGTCTGGAGGCCATCAAGAATAAGCGTGAGCAGAAAGATGACAACGGTAAACCGCTCTATACTTTACAGCAGCTGGCACAGGATGACAACGACCTGGCACTTTGGGCACAGAGCCACCGATGGATAGTGGATTGGAAGGGCAAGAATGAAAATGAAATGTGGCCTGCTCTGCGTGTCATTCGTGGCTTCGCTAATGAGGAATGGGAACAGGAGCAACGACTGTTGCACGATGGTAAGCAATTTTCAGTAGAGGAACAGATGGAACTCGACTGTCGCTTTGCCAACCTGATATTCTGTCTTGGGCGTATGCTATGGCGTTACCGTGATAGTAAGAGTAATTGCATCAGTTATCTTATCGAAAACGTGGTATCGGCTGCTAACCGTGCTGAAGGTGGCTCTGGTAAGTCAACATTTGTGCGCGTGTTTGCTGGCTGTGCGGCCCACATCCTGAACATCAATGGTCGTGACCTGGTGAGCAATAAGGAGTTTTCGGCTAACCTCGCAGAATATCAGCACCACAAGCACCGTGTAGTGCATTGGGAGGATGTGGATGCCAGTCTTGACTTCGGAAAGCTCTACAACCTGACAACAGGCGATTTCTCCGTGCGTTATATGTATAAGGATAGAATTACCATCCCATTGTCTGAAGGTCCTGGCCATGTGGTGACTTCCAACTATCCCTTGCACGATCTTGATGACTCTACCATGCGCCGTGTGTGCTTGGGTGGTTTCTCACACCGTTTCTGTGGCCAGAACATTATGAAGAATAAGGCAGCGCGTTATATCTCTGACATTATGCCGGACTTTAACGCAGTGTCGCCTGAAAAACTCTCTGCATCGTCACGCAACCAGATAGCCATGATCTGTGCGCTGGCGGTGCAGTTTGTTATGCGCTATGATGAAAAGGTGGATGCACAGAAGAAATACATGGAAGAGCGTACCCTTACACAGACGCTTACGCCTCAGTTCCTACGCTTTGCCCGTGTGTTCTTTGCCCAGGAGCATGTCTATGGTGTGCCTATCGACCTCGATTCCATGCTGGAGGAATATAAGGCCGATTTTGCAGAAGCCAGTAAGAGCCGTGATGATTCCTTCTCGCCCAAACGCTTCAAGGAGCGTGTGCTGTCCTACTGTGAGACGGCTGGCATTCAGATGAACCCGCCACAACTCTTCAAGAAAGCGGATGGTAAGGTGCTGAAGAAAGCAGAACAGACAAACTATTTTGCTCATCAGGCATGGCGTACCCGTCGTTACTTTGATGGGCGAGAGTGGGAGGATGACCAAACTATCCAGCCAAAACAGATACGCGAACTGACCCGTACAGAACATGCGGTATATTTTTATCGCATTGGTAAGGACCAGATACCGGCCAATAACGACGAATTGATGAAACAGTATGCCGTCTTTATCACTCAGTCTGATCCAGCACCGATTACTGATGATAACGGAAATATCGTGACACTGACAGAAGAGGAACAGGCCCGCTGGCGTTCTTATCTGGATTCCCGTCAGCGTAAGCGTGTGGCTGGCGGCTCTGCCGTACCTACGGCTGCCACCGCAACCGATGGATCTCCGTCGGCTCCACCCCAGGAAGAGGATCTGCCCTTCTAAACTTGAAATAACGTAATAACGTAATAACAACAAAAAACAAAAAAGATTATGGCTCGTTACAGATTTTCTATCGACGCAGGCACCTTCATTGGTGCAAGGTTTTTGAACTTAACGCTTACCGAGGGTGGCAAACCCATCCCTGGCATTTTCATCCCTGCCGGCATCAATGGCATTGAGGTGCAGACTGACAACCGCGATGAGGGCAAGCGTAATCCATCCGGCATCCGTGCCTTCCTGAACTTCCAGCAGCGTATTTGTAACAACAAGTACATCGAGGCTGTGAAGCAGTCGCTCATGCGTAAGGGTGAGGAAATTACCCTCTACAATGTGCCCGCCTATCAGGTGGCTTACACACTGCCGGAAGAGAAGCGTAAGCCTATCCGTGAGGCATTGAAGAAACGCATCCTGGCTGAACATCCTGAGTGGAAGGATCAGACCGACACACAGGGCACAGATCTCTCTCGTGCTATCTCTACGCTGATGCCCTATCAGGTAGGCGACTCTTATCTCATGGAAGAGCAAAACGCACAGCAGCAGCCGCGTAATGCTTCTGCACCTGTCTCGCAGGCTGTCTCTGGCTATTCCGCTCCTACTTCTAACGACTATGACCCCTTTGGTGGTGAACAGGCTCCTGATGATCTCCCATTCTAACCATAAATTCGTAAAGATATGAAATTTAGTGTTTCCTCCCGTGAGTTGCTGCGCATCCTGAAGGCCACTGGTGCAGTCATTCTTCGTAAGAACAGCCTTCCTATTCTGGCCGACCACCTCTTCACCCGTGATGGCGATAAATTCTTCATTACTGGCTCTTCACAGGAAAATTCGTTGACGATGCCTATTGGCATTACACTCGACAATGGTAGCGACTTCCAGCCGTTCTGTCTGTTGGCTGTAGATGTTATCCCGCTGCTGGGTGCTCTGCCTGAACAGCCGATAACGGTAGAAGTGGATATGAGCAACCACATTGCTAAGATCATCTATCAGAGTGGCCAGGTGTCGGTGCCTGTTGAAGACAGTGCCGAATATCCGCGTGTGTCCGATGTAAAGGAGCCAAAGACTTCTTTCGACATCGAGGCCAATATTTTCTTCCCTGCTGTGAAAGCTGCCAACGGTTGTACGGCTATTGACAGTACGCTACGCCCTCAGATGTCTGCTGTTGCCCTTGACGTGCAGGATGAGGGTGTGGTATTTGTTGGCTCTGATGGTCACTCGCTCTATAAGTATTCCTATCAGCATGGCGCACCGTTCTTGACAGGTAGTAAGGTGGTTATCCTGATTCCAAACACCATTGCAGGACAGCTTCAGGCTCCCTTTGCCGGTGTTGAGACGCTGACCATCCAGCATGACGGTAAGCATGTATGCCTGAAGGCTGGTGATATCACCTTTACCATTCGTGACATCGAGCAGAAGTACCCTAACTATAACTCTGTCATTCCAAAGAACAGTCCCTATCATGCCACCCTGCCCGTGGCCGCTCTTGCTGGTGCCGTGAAGCGTGTGCAACTGATGGCCAGTGATGCGTCAAACATGGTGAAGCTCTCCAAGGAAGGTATGTTCCTGAACCTGTCGGCTGAAGACTACGACTTCTCGAAGACGGCATCAGAGAACCTGGTGCTGGCAGAGGTGGATAATCCGCTGACCATCCCAGATGGCTTTGCTATCGGCTTCAAGGCTTCGTCATTGCTGATGCTCCTGGGCAATATCTCTACCGACAATGTGACGTTGCAGCTGTCTGAACCCTCTCGCGCTATTCTGGTCCTGGAGGATGCTCCTAACAGTGCCCTCGTGGAATTATTGATGCCCATGCAGCTGAATGCCTAACGCTATGAAGTCAATCTGTCAATGTTTCTATCAGACGGTAGGCCATACCTTCTACTACATCTTTAATGATGGCACCGTGCGCTCTACGCGCAATGTCCTGTCAGATCATAAGACATGGAAGGTGATAGCCTCTTACAATGGTAAGGGCTACCGTCGCATCCGCATAGATGGTAAGACGTTCAAGGTACATCGTCTTGTGGCCACGGCCTTTGTGCCTAACCCAGATAATCTGCCTTACGTTCTTCATATTGATGGTGATCGTGAGAATAACCACTACACAAACTTAAAATGGTCAGCAACGCAGAGCAACCATGAAGTTAAGTAGAGTATTGCACCATCACAACCGGCATGGTGGCTTGTGCCACAACTCACCTCGCCTGCATCGTGTCATCCGTAATGTCTGTATCACTGCTGGTGATTGTGGTGGGTGGTATCATCCCATCCACCCCTCAGACATAGGGCTGAATATCCAGCGCATCCTCTCCGTGGATCCTTTCGACCTTTATACGTCACTCCCCGCACCCCAAGGCAAGGATAGCAATTCATACATTCGTGGTGACATCCGCTTTCGTCTCTCCCTGCTCCAGCAGCTACTAATGTTAATTCTAATCGTGTTATTATCTGTTTTATGAGAAAGTTAAAAGTAAAAGTAATCAATAAGTCTCACCATCCGCTGCCAGCCTATGCTACTGCACTTTCTGCTGGCATGGATCTCCGTGCTAACCTTGATGAGCCTATCACGTTGGAACCGCTGTGTCGTAAGCTGGTGCCAACAGGCTTGTTTATCGCTTTGCCTCCTGGCTATGAGGCACAGGTACGTCCCCGCTCCGGCCTTGCTCTGAAGCATGGTATCACCTGCATCAATACACCTGGTACTGTCGATGCCGACTACCGAGGCGAAGTTGGCGTGTTGCTCGTGAATCTCGGTAATACTCCGTTTATCATCAATGATGGTGAACGTATCGCTCAGATGGTCGTTGCCCGTCACGAACAGGTGGCTTTTGAGTCTGTTGATGTCCTGGATGAAACAGAACGTGGTGATGGTGGCTATGGTCATTCAGGTGTGAAGTAAGATGGTAGCACAGTCCCCTATTGTCCTCGGTCAATATTCCCCGTCTCAGAATGGCATAGTGGTGTCGCCTTTTGGCCCATCACTATGTGTTTCTGGGGGGGCAATGGCCATGATACAGACAAACCAAAAATACTTATAGAGTATGACTTGTAGGCGTTCTGTTACGACAACTCTCATTAACCCTGACAGGGGGGGCAAATCGCTCGTACCATCAAGTATCAGTATTATAAAACCAGCCTGGCTAACTTTCTGCTGAAAACACAGCGCGGAGCAACCGGCGTATTGATAGAGTATGAATTTTAGAGTAACCAATGTGGGGAAACCCAAGCAGATTAGGGGGGGGCAAATCTACCCCGTCAATATTACTGTCGATGGCTGTGCCAGTACCATCGTGGCGCATTATGCACAGACTGGACCTGCTAACATGATTTCTCTTGCTCATTATCCTAATACGGCTGTTTTGTTTGAACATGATCTATAAGGCAATAGGTTGGACTCGCTCTGCTTCTGGACGTGGTGATGTTACTCGTTACCATTTGAAGAATGTTTGCAATACCATCACCTCATTTTCAGGGGGGGGCATTGGCAAAGATTCCACAACAGGAATGTATAACACCACTCCTTATATCTTAGTTGAGCACGAATTGTAATAAGAAGAAATATGATTGCAAAGATTTATCCTGACAACCACCCTGAACTTCAGGGCAAAAAGGATCCGAAGCACCCTGTGAGGTACTTCGACATCCGAAAACTCACCCCCCCCGAATGCTATACGCTCATGGGCGTTCCAGGCCCATACATCGACGTGCTGATGAGCACCGAACAGCGACCTTATACGGCTTTTGTCGGTGTTGATAATCAGTTAGCAGTTTTCGGACTTGAACCGACGGCAACGATGAAAGAAGTAGAGGAAGCCTACCGTGAGGCCCTGGAAAGTCTCGAAACTCCCGTTCCTGATGATGAAGAGCATGATGATGATGCCACCGTTTCCGAAGATGAAGACGATGCCGAAGAGATTGCCCTTATGCGTCAGAACTACGAACTGGCTTACAACACTATTCTGAAAGCACCGACTGAAGAAAAGTTTGGTCCTGTGCAGATCATCAGTAATAGCAACCATTATAAACTCGCTGGCAACTCCATTGTCTGTGATGTTTTGATGTATATCTATGAGGAAATTTTCTATCCTACTGGCCGTCGTTTGCCTGCCGAACAGCAGGATATGTTTTCACTGCCTCAGTTCCAGCTTTCCCGCGACTGGAAAAAGCACCCTCTGAAGCTCGTTACTTTGTGTTCTGGCTATGATTCGCAAGCGATTGCTTTCGATATGTTGAAAGAGCGTTATCCTGATTTTGATTACAGATTGATGGCCTGGGCAGAGTTTGATCCTGAAAGTAAACGTGCCCTTGATGAGCAGCCTGCCGTTGTTGCTCATAACCTCCTTTTCCCAGACGCAAAAGACCTCAATCGTGGCGACATGACAAAGGCTGACTGGAGCAACCTTGCAGGTGAAGAAATCGACTTCCTGACTTATTCTACTCCATGTCAGAGTATTTCACAGGCTGGCAAACGAGAGGGCATCAAAAAAGGCTCTGGCACCCGTTCTGCTGTGCTATGGCATACAGAGGATGCCGTAAAGGTGATGCGCCCAAAGATTCTTCTGCAAGAGAATGTCCGTGCGCTGATTAACAGCGTAAATATGCCCGACTTCCGCGAGTGGTGTCAACTGTTGGAAAAGCATGGATATATCAATTTCCTGGCACCGTCATTCCCGACACCATGGGGCGAGACGAAACGTGATAAGAAGACTATACCAGGCATTCTGAATAGTAAGCATTATGGTGTGCCGCAAAACCGTGAGCGTGTCTATATGATTTCTGTCCGTAAGGATGTGCTCGACGATACGCAATATGAGTTTCCGCGTCCATTCCCATTAGAAAAGTGTATTGCTGATATCCTGGAAGATAATGTTGATGAGCGTTTCTTCCTGAAGCCCGATTCAGTAATCAAGTTCCTTACTGTGAATGAGAGTGACCAGCAGGCTAAGATCTTCTATATCGTCACCGATCATAAACTCTCTGATGAAGAAATAGCAAAGGCCCGTGCCGGTCAATAGATATGATGTACTTGCGTGATAGAGACCCAGCCAGTTCCAATGACTCTGTGAGAGTATGCTCCAGTGTAAACCGTGACCTCGATTGCATCAGCTTTCGTGGTGCCCATGCTGACAGGAACTTTCATCAGGTCATAGAACTTGGCTCTTCTCGCGTCACGAATACAATAACGTCCGTTCAAAAAGATAACCTCGTATGGATAGAGAGAATGATATAAAGACACAAGCTGCCACCGTGCCCGATGAGTCAGCAGCGGGTGTTCCTGTTGGAAAGCCGTTGGGTATTGTCCGTTACCCTCATGGCAAGTTTCGTGGTGGCATACGTCCGGCTGATATTCTCCCTCCATTGACTAATTCCGACTTTCAAAATAACAATTTTGTCATTATCGAATATGACCTCTAAATCCGCTGTAAGGCACTATATCCCCATTCGTCCATTCCTCTCGACCGCTACGAGGGGGGGCAATTCGTGTTGCAAGTCAGACAGGCAACCGAACAGGGTTATATCGAGTGTGTCAGTGGTGGTTGTTTCGATATGGCCTACCCATCCTCTCAGCTTCGACGCTCCCGTGTCAAAGAGGATGGGCGTATTGCTTCCGTCCTGATGTCTGGTGAAACGTCTCAATGTGTGTTTATAGAATATGACTTTGATTAAGCTGTCGCATACAACCTCCGCACCTCCAAAACCCTTACAGGGGGGGGGTACTTCTGCCCATTAACACAGCATCCGGCGGTATCTGTTGCACCCTTAACACCCGTTACGACGGTATGCAACTCCCCGAAGACATCCTTAGTCTCGCACATTATCCCAAGACGGTCATCCTTATTGAGCACTATCTATGAGGGTAGAATCAATGTTTCGCAGGATGGTTTAATTATTTCTCCTTTTGGTATTTCTCCAACTCATACCGCTGGGCATGGTAATTGCCCAAAAATCCTAATAGAGTACGATTTGTAGCTACTGTGCCCGCTGGTTATCCAGCGGGTTTTCTCTTTGTCCCTTGCTTCCTCGTTTCCATCGCTATCTTTGCCAAAAAATAACATAATTATGGCAGATACAAAGAAATCCGAGGTAGTCATTACCTGTAACGCCCAACAGCCAAAGGCCGCTGTCCGTGCTATGGAAACGGAACTGAAACGTCTTCAGGCTGCATACAAGCAACTCTCCGACGCTGGTAAGGCCGGCACAGAGAGGGCAAAGCAGATGGCTCACGAAATCAAGGAACTCTCCATCGCCGTGAAGGAGGGTAAGGCCAACATGGATAAGATTGTTACCGTGACAAACAATCTTTCCAATTCTTCCCTGTCACAGCTGCAACGTGCTTTGCGCCAGGTGAAGAAAGAAATGGGCCGTGTCAGCACCGATTCGCCTAAACTCGATGACCTGCGCCAGAAATACAAGGCCATCACCGACCAAATTAAGATTCTTCAGGGCGAAATGGTCAACATTCAGAAGCACATGGGCAACCTCTCTGCAACCTCTGATTCGTGGCTGCAAAAAGCTATCAATCAGCAAAAGCAGTTGGTATCTCAGACCGACAAAACGAATAGTGGCTATCAGCGTCAGGTGGATATTCTGCATCAGCTTCAGGCCGAACAGCAGAATAGGGCAATGGCTACCGTATTGAATGGTGGTGCCACTGCTGATGATCTCCGTGCCGCTCGTGCCTCTATCACGTCTTACCGTGACCAGTTGGGCAAAGGTGGTATTATGCCTGTTGGTGGTGACGTGGCACGGGAAATTGAAGCCTGCAATGTCGCTCTGAAGAAATGTGATGAGCAGTTGGATGTTATTGCCGGTAAGGAGAAACAGATTGAGCCGACGGTGCAGGAGATAGAGCAGGATGTCACGAAATTGGTTGGCAGTCTGGCTAACGCCTCTCCTGAACAGCTCCGTAAGGGTTTGGAGCAATGCCGTAATCAACTGGATAAGATGGCTGCTAACGACCCTAACCGTCAGAAGTGGGTTACTTGGGCAAAGCAACTGAAGACGGCTCTCGAAGGTGTGGACCGTGAAGCCGTTGACATCGACAAAGTGATGCGTAACCTCAAAAAAGAGCCATTGGAGAATCTTCGTAAGGCTGCAAAGCAGCTGGAAGAGGAAATGGTGAAACTGAATCGTGAGGATGCAAAATATAAGGATCGCCAGAAGCAACTACAAAAGATTCGTGGTGAGATAGACAGCGTTACGCGCTCTATCAATAATCAGGCTTCTGCATGGAGTACGACGTTTAGAAATATCTCCATGTACTTCGGCGTGTTCCAGCTCTTCTCGATGGCACAGCAGAAACTCCAAGAAATGCTCCGTAGTAACCTGGCTTATTCTGACCAGTTGGCTGATATTCGTAAGGTGACTGGACTGGCTACTAAGGATGTGAACGAACTGGCTGAAAGCATAGCAAAACTTGATACGCGCACAAGCATTCAGGAATTGTCAGATTTGGCGTATCAAGGCGGTAAAATGGGATTTGGAAAATACGGTGTGGAAGGCATGGTCGAATTTGTCCGTGCTGCCGATCAGGTAAAGGTGGCTCTTTCCGATGACCTCGGAGAAGACAGTCTCTTGCAGATTTCAAAGCTCATTGATACGATGGGCCTCATTCCGAAACTCGGTGTTGAAAAGTCCATGCTGTCTGTAGGCTCTGCCATTAACCAGCTTGCGGCCACTTCTACTGCCAGTGGTACGCATATTGTGGACTTCTCGAAACGCCTTACTGGTTTGTCTCGTATTACAGGAATAACTACGCCAGAGCTTTTGGCATTAGGAAGTGCAGCGGATGCTTTAGGGCAGGCTCCTGAAGTTGCGGCCACGGCTTTTGGTAAACTCTTCACATCGTTGCAGACCAATCATAATTTGATTGAGCAGCAGCTGAATATGGAGAAAGGCACCATCAATAACCTTTTCTCACAGGGTAAGGCAATGGAGGCCATTCTGCAAATCATGGAAAAGATGCGCGAGAAGGGTAACATGAATGCCCTTGGCAACATCTGGAAAGATCTCGGCTCTGAGGGTCAACGCTTAATAGGTGTGATGGCCACCATGTCGAAGAATGTAGATACTGTACGCGCACATGTAGAGGAAGCTAACGAGGCTTTTGAAGAGGCAACATCGCTGACTACTGAGTATGCCATGAAGCAGGAAACGGCTAATGCCATTCTTGAACGTGCCAACCAACTGTGGGTGAGAACATTTGTAAATCCAGAGGGTGTTGACACCGTAAAGGAACTGTCGCAGGCTTGGTATGACATGAGCCAAAAGCTGACCTCTTCGGCTCTTTATATGGGTCAGATAAGACTCGTGCTGACAATGATCATCGCCGCCGTGAAACTATTGGTGGTTCTGTTGCCTACGCTAATCCAGTTCCTACTGTTCAAGGGTGCCTATATGGGTGTGATGGCTCTCTATCGTGGCTTCGTGGCCATGAAGACTGCCATTATCGGTGCTATGGTGGCACAGCAGGGCCTTAACACGGCTATGAAGGCTAACATCTTCGGACTGATAATTTCCCTGATAGCTTCTGCCGTCGTTTGGCTAACAAACTATGGCAATGCTGCCGATGATGCTGCCAACAAGCAGAAAACGATGAACGAGTACATCAAGGAGGCTGCTGCTGAGATCGACAAAGAAACTCGTAAATTGGAATCCTATAAGCGTGTCCTGGAAGACGCGAACACGTCACAGGCACAGCGTGAGCGCATCCTGAGACAGTTTAACCGTACTTACAGCACCTATCTGAATAAACTCGGCATCGAGGTCAATTCGGTGGATGACCTGCGTAAGCATTATGCGCTGCTGAATGAGGAACTTCGCAAGAAAATATACTATCAGACGAAGCAACGCGCTTACGATCAGGAATTGGGCGATAAGGCTGGAGAGTTGGGCAAAAAGGCTCGTGCTTTCTCTGACCTGACGGTAAACAATTCGCGTGATGGCTCTTTTGCTGCCTACGATACCAAATGGCTCGAAGATCAGATAAACCAGCATCAGAATACTTATGGTAGCGTAAACTGGGTTTCCATCTATTCTGACATGGTGCAGAGTCGTTTCGGTAGGCGTACTGATGGTAGAAGTGGCTTTAACAACGACTATTCGGTGTTTACCGATATGGCTGGTACTGAGCATAACGTAGCAGCTTATGGTAAGGCTATTCGTGAATATGTGGATGCCTGGCAGGAGTATAACAAGACGAAAAAGAGTATTGATGCAGCTCTTGACCCGCTCATCGGCGACTATGATCCGTTTGCTGAGACTCCAGGTGAACTAACGAATGATGCTGTTGACAAAGAAGCTGAGAAGCGTCGCCGTGCAGAGGAAGCAGCTCGCCGTAAGGCTCTTCGTGCTGAAATGCGCGAGGAACAGGATAAGGCCAAGGCTATCATCGATAATGTAAAGAACTACTACGAGCGTCAGATTGCTGCCATTACGGAAATGGCTACCCGTACCGGCATGGATTCAGAGCTTCAGAAGAAACTCGTGGACGGTATGACGGTACGCATGAATAGCGCACTGGCTAATGTGCGTCAGGCTATTGCCGGCACAGAAAACGAATGGGCTGATTTCCGTCAGTCGATGATGGATGACCTCTACGAGCCGCTTTCTGCCGATGGTACCAACCAGTCAACGCAGTTGCTCGACAATATCATTCACAATGACATCGACCAGCTGAAAAAGATGATTGAAACGCTCTCTAAGGAGCTGGGGCAGAATGGTTCCGTATTGCTCGATCAGATATGGCGTAAGGCTACTGAGAATGAGTTGGCCAATGCTAAACAGGCAAATACGGCATACCAGGCCCGCCAAAAAGTGTTGTTGGAAAAGAACTATACCGGCAAAGTAAACCGTGACTATGAGGGTCAGATGGAGCAGTTGGGCGTGGCCGAGCTGACTTCCAACCAGTCGCAACAACTGATGCAATGGTCTCAGGAAGGTAAGTCTGAGGATATTCAGAACTTCGTTGATAGTCGCTCTCAGTTGTGGCAACAGGCATTCTTGAAAGCTCGTGAGCATATTGTGGATGTCTTTGCTGCTGATGTCTCTACCGAGGACGGCCAGAAGGCAATGCTTACGTTACTCTTTGGTGAGGATTACAATGGCACATTGTCCGGCTCTGCCTTGGAGTCTATGCTGAATATGGACTTGCAGCAGTGGCAAGTGTTCTATCAGAAGCTCATCGAAATGTCCGACGCTTACACCGATGCCCAGAAGAAAGCCTACGACGAAGCAAAACGCCGTGCTGACTTCGTGTTTAACAACCGTCCTGACATTCAGGGCATCGACAAAGCCACACAGGATCTTTCGACTATCAATAGCGACCAGCAGCGTTTCGGCTCTGATAAGAACTTCACACAGCAGCTTGGAATGTCCTGGAATATGGATTCTGACCCAGAGATACTTCGCTATCGTCTGCTGTCAGAAAAGGCCCGTCTCTACTATCAGGAAATGAAGTCGCTCCGTGAGCAGGATAAGATCAGCGAACAGCAGTTGACAGATGCTAAACGTCAGATGATGGAGGCACAGACGGCCATGGCCGATAAGGTGGCCGCTAAGTTCAATGAGCGTGTCCAACTGTTGCAGTCATTCAGTGAACCGATGGCGACCTTTGCCGAAGGGGTAGGGGAGTACCTGGAAAGCCTCTCTGATGATGCGGAGGATTCTAACGAGAAGATGAAGAACATGGCTAAGACCATGCTCAAAGCCTACGCTAAGATGACGCTTCAGCTGATGGCCGAAGACTTGACGCGCCGCGTCACCAAGCAGCTGTACTATCGTCAGGAGGAAGCCGACGAAACGCTGCATCAGCAGACGTTGCTCCAGATACAACAGATGTATCAGGCTCTCATGCTGACAGCACAGCAGACGGGCGACACGGCACGTCTCACACAGCACTCGACATCTAATGCTGCCGAACTGTCTGAGGAAGCAACGACCACAACAGGTAAGGTGGGACTCGGTATTGCCGGTGGTGCTGCTAAGATCATTGGCACCTTGGGCTTCTGGGGTATTCCGCTCATCGCTGTTATCACGGCCTTGCTGATGGGCTTGCTCTCCTGGGCTATCTCTGCTGCCTTTGGCGGTAGTGACAGTGGCGGTGCTGATTCTGGTCCTAACGTGAAGTTGGCCACGGGTATGCTGACATACGACGGTGGTAACGTGCAGTCTGTCGGTGGCGGTTCCACTCCATCCAGTGACACTACAAGCCCTGTCCTCGGTACGGATGGTAAGGTGTATAACGCTAAACAGGTGGGTAAACTACAGACTGGCATCGTGACACAGCCCATCGCTACTATGGTCAACGGCCAGCCGTCTCTCGTGGGCGAGAAAGGTCCTGAAATGGTGATTGGTAGGGAAACAACAGCAGCCATGCAAATGGCGCGTCCTGACCTTATCAATGAGATAGTGAAGTTCGATAAAAACTTCTCAGGGCGTGGATTCCGCACTTATGACGATGGCAACCTGTCCGACTTCACCGTGCCCGATGCTTCAGCAGCGGGTGGCAATATGCTCACCTCTGATGACATCCAGGGCTTCCGTGATACGATGGCAGAGTTTACGGCCATGATGTTGTTACTCCAGAAGAATGGCCTGCACGTCAATAAATTCGGACGTGGAAGCGTCACTCAGGAGTCTGCCGCCGGTGCCGCATTCATGCGTCGTAACTCCGGCGATCGTCTGTGGCGTAAGGGCTAATCTCCACCAAACCACCGTGCCAGCTGTTCTCGGCTGGTAACTATTGACATTGATTCTTGTACTACATACTGTTTATGTAATTTTTCGGTGGTCACGCTGTGAAGCGTGGCCACCGCCTGTGTAATTAAAGGCGTGGGCTATTCTCGCGCTGAAGGTAATCAAAATCTCGCGCCGGCTCCGCACTTGGGGTAATATCGCACCCTTTATATATGTGATTTTAAGCACATATTACCCCAATTTAATTACGCTGCAAATTTACGAATTTTCCGCGACATAGCCAAATGTTTTGGCGATTATTTTCTAATTATTTTCGCGCTCATGTCGGTATTGTTCCCAGCGGTTTATCCGCTGGGTCTTCCTGGTCATCCCCGCACCCCTCAGTGGCGGTCAAAGGATGAGCCAGTGTTGGCACTATCATTCCCTGAAACACCCTTAGATACTACTTTTTGGCCGCTTTTTAGGCTCCAAAAAGTTGAAAAAGTCATTTTTCGGCGTACCCTCACTATTATTTTGCGAAAATTCTTTCTCGATAAATTTCAAAATTCCGCACCTTAAAAGGTAATGAGCAATAGTGCGAAAGCTCTGCTTTCTCTTTTGATAATCAATGAGTTGTGGGGGAACGGGGGAAGGCAGTTAAGCGGAGAAAACGGGAATTTTTCGTTTTAATTCCATATTTCTGTTTTTCTCCTGTATGCGTAATAGTTTGTGAAAAAGAGGTAAAAATAACTTTTTACATTAGTATTAGGTATGAGAATCAATGAGTTAGCACTAAGTGTTTTCATCTTTTTTCAAACTTTTCTCATCCTTAAAAAACTTTTTTCCCCGAAAACGACATTAGGCTTTGCGGTAGATGTGGCTGCAAAAAGTTATTTTAGGGTTTGAGGGTGGTTTTGTCATTGAGAGAGGGGAGAAATTGGACGCAAACAGAATAAAACCCTCATAAAAGTGTTAAAATTTGGGGGAAATAAGAATAAAACCCGAATTATATTTTGTCAATTCAAGAAAGTTTCTTATTTTTGCATCGAAAATCAGACGAAAGACTGATTAAAACCATTATAATATATAAGGTATGAAAGTATATCTCGTCATCCTGAATTGGGTCCTTGCAAGCGCACTGGTGAGTTGTGCGCTGTGGCTGGCTCCCCTCGTTGGGGGCTGGCCACTACCTGTTGGCATGTTCATCGGTTGCATGATGACAGCCGGCATGGTGTCGTGGCAGTATTACAAAGATCAGTCGCCGGAAAAGGAATGGAAGTGGCGTAAAAACTACTTCAAAAAGGACTACCGCATCGAGATCATAGCGCAAGTGGCCATCACCGCCATATTGTACGGTCTCTCGTGTCTGTTTTGGCAGGGATTCTTTCTTCTGCTGGCTGGATTCTTTGCCGCATGGATCCTGAACATCCTCGTGGAATGGTTCTGGGCGGCCATACATCCACACTACCGCCGCTAAAAAGAAAAGTATGTTTGACCAACTCTGTTCTGTATATAGCGACTCCCACGATAACTGTGGCCGTTTCGTTGACCGCGAGACGGGCGAGATCATCCAGCAGATGACCATCCGCGAGTTCTGTCTGACCGACCGCTGGAAGCCAGTGGTTGATCAGCTTCGCGCTATGGTGGCAGAGTATGGCGAGAAAGCGGCCAAGGCGCGTGATGACTACCGCGAAATGAAGACGCTGCTGCCTGGTGCCACCCTGTCGGGCCTCTTTGAACTGCGCGAGGTGGACGTGGAGAAAACCAATCATCGCACAGGTGAGAAGTTCATCGTCAGGGAAATGGTGTCACGCCGTCAGGCACACCTCTTGCAGCATACGGGTTTCCTGTGTATCGACATCGACCGCCAGGATAACCAGTCGCTCCAGGATATGAAGGTCATCCTGCGCACTTTGCGCCATCGGCCAGAGGTGGCACTGTGCATGAAGTCGTGTTCTGGAACCGGCTACTTTGTGCTCATTCCGCTGGCCTATCCTCAGTATCACCGTCAGCAGTTTGCGGCCTTGCTCCGCGAGTATGCAGCCCTGGGCATCGTCATCGACCGTAAGTGTGCCGATGTGACGCGCATTCGTTTCGCGTCCTACGATGATAAGCCGTTTATCAATAACAACGCTATTCCCTATTCAGGGGTGGACCTCGGCGAGCAGATGCTGGCACCAAAGGCGGCTGTCTATACACAGCGTAGTGAGACATCCGACGAACTGGTGCAGAAGGTGGAGATCTTGGTGCAGAAGCTCGAAACGACGCATACCGATATTACCAATGACTATGACGTATGGATCCGCATAGGCATGTCGCTGGCCTGTCTGCCGGAGCCTTGGGGCAGTCAGTTCTTTCATCGCGTGTCGGCCATCAGCAATAAGTACAATGCTTCAGACTGTCAAAAGAAGTTTGAGTACAACAGTAATCCAACGACTATATCAATCAATTACTTCTTTGCCCGTTGCAAGGAAGCAGGAATCACATTAAGGTATTAACAATATGTATCTCATCAAACCATCAGTAGAATTATGGCCTGCGCCAGAGCAGTGGCAGGAACAGGTGGCTCGTGCTGCCCGTCTGTGCTATGCTTCTGAAGGTGGGCAGAAGAGTGCCGAGGACTTCTGCGAAATGCTGAAGAAACGTAACCACCTCTCGATGTTTCGGCATGGCTCACGCTATTTCGTGGTGCCTAACGTGCAGCACTCTGAGGAAGCCGATAAAGAACATTTCCCGTTGTGGATGTTTACGGCTCTGAATAACTCGCCCTATGTGGGCATCGTCTATCACAAGGATAAGAAGGCTAAGACGCGCAACTATTTTGTCTCTACCAACCTTCAGTATCTCATGGATAACCCTCGCATTGAGTCACAGCTGGTGCCTTACGAGGTGACACTCCAGCAGTTTGTAGGCAAGGCCAACGAACTGAACTTTGTCACGGCATTGGCTCTGGTTCGTTATACGGTATGTGTGACAACACAGATCAGTACCAGCCGCGAACTGAACCGCACTTCGCCTAACAATATTGCGGAGCAGAGCACCCGTTATGTCAACTTCGGCAAAAAGGGTGGTATCACCATCTGTCTGCCTCACTGGTATAACTGTGCTCACTGGACGAAGAAACTGATGGCTCGCACGTTCTGGAAGTGTAGCGAGTGGGCATATAAGCTGGGTCTTCGTCTCGGACTGCCTGCACAGGATGCGCGTGGTTTCCTGGCACTTGATACGGCTACCCGTGTGGCCTATACCTATAATGTCTTCGAGTGGAAGGCCATTATGCGCTTGCGTCTCACTGGTGAGACAGGCAAACCACATCCCAATGCACAGATCGCTGCACAGCAGATTCACGATGCCATTTTGCCTCAGATGCGTGTCTATGGTGGTGAAAGCGCGACTTTAGTGTAATAATTCATATTTTTTTAACTTAAAAGTAAATTTACATGGAAAAAACATTGAATTACCCCCCCCCCTGGAAGAGCTGAAGACGCTCACGGAGGAAGAGGTCAGAGCATGGTTTGGAAAAGTCCGTATCTGGCGTGATGAGCACATCGACGAATTGCGTCATCAACAAGAGACGGCTATCTTTAACATCAGGACTGAGCAAAAGGTGGAACGTAACCGTATTATCTGCCTGATTGATCTGAAACGCTCTCAACTGCCGACTGGTGGCAATACAGATGAGCGTGAGCGAACACTGACACTGCGTAACGAGATTCACAATCTCGATTACGAAATGCAGACGAATGACATCAACAGCCGTAAAAAAATTGCGGATATCAAGTATGAGTCTAAACGGGCCATCAATGACATTCAGCGTCAATGGGAAACCGCTACTGGAACCTTGAAACAAGCCCTCGCTTTCGTCTGCAATAAGACTGAGGACTAAGTTACTATAATTCCAATTATGATAAGTAGATGAAACGACCACTCGCCCACACTGCGATATACAAGCCTGAAGGCCCTGCACAGGAGTATGCTGTCTGGGGATGCAATCTCTATAAGGGATGCGTCCATCAGTGTACCTATTGCTATCTCCGTCGTGGCCCGATGGCAAAGCAGCTCGGCGGTGCTGTGCCTGAGATAGAGAAAAAAGTGGGTGGTACGGAAGAGAAGGCTTACCGACGCTTCTGTATGGAAGTGGATGCTTACCATGAGCTGTTTCGGGCTGATGGTGGCATTTTCTTCTCTTTCAGTACCGACCCAATGCTTCGTGAGACGTATGCACTGACCATCAAGTGTGCTATCTATGCCATGGAGCACCATGTGCCGGTGTATATTCTCACGAAAGCGACATGGTGGGTACAGAATACTGAGATTATCCAGCAGCTCTTTCCGTACCGCTATTATTTGCATATCGGCTTCACACTGACAGGCTTTGACTATATGGAGCCAAACGCTCCAAAGAACAGTAACCGCCAGGTGGCAATGATCATGCTGGAGAGCATGAATTTCAAATGCTGGGCCTCGATGGAGCCAGTTATCGACTTTGCTATGTCGTTGGCTATTATTGAGACCGTAAAGGATGTGTGCCGTGAGTTCCGCATCGGCCTCCTGTCGCCCTACTCTGCCAAACGGTATGATTGGAATGAGTGTGACCGATTCATGCAGCATGTCGAAAAGCTATCAAACGAGTATGAGTTTAAGGTCGTTTGGAAGGAATCTATCAAGAAATTTTACCGAGAAGAAAAACCTGAATAAATGGCAAACAGAACACAGCAGAATCCAGTAGTCAGCTCCGATGAGTGGTACACCCCTCGTTGGGTTGTGGACGAACTCGGCCCGTTTGACCTTGATCCATGTGCGCCTATGCAACCTCCATACGAGATTGCGCCGTTGTCGTTCAATAAGGAGCAGGATGGATTGAGTCAGACGTGGCCGGACGCTGCTGTTGTGTTTATGAATCCACCTTATAGCCGTCCTCTGCTGCGTCCGTTTGTTGAGAAGCTGGCAGAGCATGGCAACGGCATCGCATTACTGAAGAATCAGGTGGATAATCTGCTGTTCCAGGAGGTCGTTTTTACTCGTGCTGCCTCGATGCTCTTCATGCGTCATCGCATCAAGTTCATTACGCCAGACGGCACCACTGGCTCGCCGTTCTTTGGCTCGGTGCTTGTGGCTTTCGGCCATGAATGTGACCGCCGCTTGCGTCGCTGTTCCATCCCAGGAAAGTATGTTGTATTAAATATGTAATTGTATTAACAAAATTGTTTTAATTATGGAAGCATTTGATTTTATCAAAAAAGAGTTGCCAGACGTATTACTGGCTAAATTGGATTTTGACGTAGTTCTTTCAAAGCGTCAAGTGGTCGAGAAAATCTCGGCATTGGAGCCTACTTTTGGAGGTATGGCCGTCCATTACGAAAACCATGGGCGTAGAGTAGAAATTATTTGGAGCAAGGCACTCCAGGAGAAATGGGCCGACCGCCTGAATGCCGGTCAAAAAGTGCGCTACATTCAAAAGAACAGTAAAGGACAGATTATGAAGTCTGAGTGCCGTGAGGGTGTTCTTTCTGAGTCTGGTGTCTTCTGGGTTGGCACAGATCGTTGTGTGTATGCTGATTTTGGTGAAGGCTCTGAAGCCTACGATATTACTCATATAGAACCAGTTGGATAGTTATGCCCTACGGAGTCTGTAAAGTTTGTGGATGCACAGATAATGATCCGTGTCACAATCCGGCGCATGGTAATTGTTGGTGGGTGGATGATTCCCATGAGTTATGCAGCCATTGTGCTGATAAGACGATTGCGGATGATCCTGCAACTCAGCATTGCATCAACAGTAAGGGCTTTGATCCCTACCCTGGCATTGAGCGTAAAGACCTTGCATCCCTCGGCTGTCCTTTTCCTGATGATACTGGAGATATGTGTAGTGAATGCTCTCACATGAGTTTTTCCAGCGTGTTTACAGGAGAATGTGATTTAGGTATAAAAATTAGATAATTAAAGAATATCAGGTAATGAATAGATATATTTGTCGTGCAAAGGCTGTTGACGATGGCCGTTGGGTGGTAGGTGAGCCACATACCATGTGCTCAACTCCGCACATCCATGTTTCACCTCTGGAGTCTGTTAGGATAGATCCTAATACGCTTGGAAGGTTTACAGAATGGCGTGATAAGTACGGTAAGCCCATCTTTGAGGGTGATATCCTGTCACTGATACTTCCTGATGGTAGTGGCCGTTTGTTTATCGTAGAATGGCAACGTCAGATTAGACATCTGGAATCTTTGAAAGATTTTGAGCCAGACGGTAATCCCGTAGAGATTAGCGGATGGTGCTTCACTTGGGGTAAGCATCGACTATTGCCATCGTATATTGGTGAGGTGCCAGACTATAAACGTATGGAGATCGTCGGCAATATCCATGATAACAGCGACATATTGACTGATGAAAACGAGGCTAAGATTACTGGTCAGCGGGAACTCATCGGTAATACTTGCTGTCTCTCAAACAAACCTGGTGTGCAGGTGTTCATGTATGATCTGAAGGATGATAATGGCAGTTGGCTGGCCCGTTGCATCCTTACTTCTGATGGTGTCTATATGTCCTACTCTGAATGGGGCAATTTCTTCCATTACTTCGCGGCTCCTGGTAAGGATGGTATTCGTAAGTTCATGGTTGATATCAGTGTCGGCTACTTTGCTAACAAGCTCTGTGAGGTGGAATGGAATACGGCACCGACAAAGGTAGCTGCTGCTGCCAAGCGTCATGCAAAGTATGTCCTGCCGGTACTCCAGCAGGCTATTCGTGAACAGTTGGAACAGGAAGGGTGATTATGGCAGATTCAAAAAATATAATATGGTCAGCTCAGATCAATCTCTGTTTGCAGGAAATAAAGGTTCCTGAAGCATTGCTTTCTGCCACACTGAAACAGATGGCAGAGAAGATGGCCATGTTTGATAAGGATTCGGAAGAGTTTAAGGAACTTTCTTACTACGCCCAAATTCTTCATGGTGCTATTCAGTCTATGGAGGCAGCTTTGGATGTGGTGTCTGGACTATCCCTGTTGATGGCAAAAGATTTTAAGTTTTGATATGACACAAATTAGTGACATCTGCTATATCTGCCTTATTTACGGCTACCTCTTGCCGATAATCATTCTGTTTGTCGATTTCCTTTGGCATGTCTGCTGTAAGGCGAAAAAGGGTGAGAGGCTTTATAGTGGTTATATGAAGAAACAGATGATGATGTTTATTCCCTGGTTTAACTACTTCTGGGCGTTATTTACTCTCCTTGATTGGCTTGATGCCATTGGTCGTTTTTTACAAAAATATCTTCCAGGACTAAAAAATATAAACTGAATTTTAATTATGTCTGAGACTAAAAAACATTATCGTGTCTATATGGCTCTGGACCTCGTGACAGAGGATGAGGGCAGAACATTGGCCATGGTGAACGTCATGCGTATGTCGAATGAACCGGCACCATTGCCTATGATGACACAGTTCATGGGTGGCATGTCAAACCTGGCTCCAAAGGTGATGGTGGTGCAGCAGCCTACGCATGGCAAAACAAACCAGCGTACAGGTGTTGATCCTGACCTTGATTGTGATGACTTTGAACGTGGGGAGCCTGAAGGCTATTGTGACGGCATGGGGCATTACCATTGTGATGAATGTAAGTGGCGTAGTCAGGAGTCCATTAACCAAAAGCACGAGGACTTCATGCGTCATCAGAACCATAAAAAGGAATGGCCGAAGATCAAAGCCATTGTTATTGATTCCGGCGAAGAGGTAATGGTCGATGACCATGCTATTGATTTCTTTGGAACCAGTTATTATAACATGTGGCATAATACAGCGAATGGTACGACATACCATGACGATGAACTGGAATTTATTGACGAAAGACTGCAAAAAACGACATGACTATGAATCAGTATAATGTATCGGGGGGGGGTGAAATCGCCCTTCAGAGGGAATGGACTAAGCCGTACTGCAATGCTCTTTAAGATAGCAACATTGGCAGGTCATAAGTTGACTGTTCCCGAAATGAATAAATTTAAGAATGTCAATCCTCGCAGTCTTGAACGTGTATATAACGAAGTAATCCGCATGGGTGATTCTGGTAATGCCATGTTTGCCCTGCGATTGATACTGAAATAAAAAAACGAAATGAAACGTAAACGTATATATATATCTGGTCCTATCACTGGCACAACGGATTATAAAGAGCGTTTTGCTGCCGCTGCTGACTTTCTCCGTAAAGGTGGTTATAAACCCGTGAATCCTACGGCGATGTTCGGATGGTTCCAGTTTATTTTTGAGAAGTTCCCCTATCGGCTTCAGGTGCTCATCGACTGTCTCGTGCTTTCTACTTGTAAGGGAATTTACTTGATGAATAATTGGCGGTCATCGGCTGGGGCAACGCTTGAAAAAGCTGTGGCAGATTTCTTAATGTTGGAATTGAATACACAGACTTCTGTAAGATACCCAGGTTTGCAATCTCCTGTTTCCGTTTCTCCTTCTGAGGTTTTTAAGGGTGAGACGCTTCATGTTTTTATTGATGACTTCAGAATTTGGATGGGGATGGATGACGCATGGCATTTGCGCATAAATATGTGTGCGCATGAGGTGCGAGAAAACAATCCTGTTACTTTCGTTGTCCGTTGTGATGATTATCCTTATATTACTGATATGTTGAAGCAAATAGCAAAGAAGCATGAGGGTGAAGGTTTCCTTCCATTTCGTGCAGAGATACGATACACTGGCTCTGATTATTACTTCTATACTGAACTATGACAAAATATAGTAGCAAAGATATTCTTCGGCTTCATAAGAAGTCTGTTGACAAAGCCCTCCGTGATATCTATAACATACGGCCTACTGGTGATCCTAACAAGGATTTCGACGGCTTTCATACTATCATCGAAAAAGATATAGCAGAAAATGAAAATCTCTATCCTACATCTGGTCCTGAAGTGTAAGTGGTACGATATGATAGCTGCTGGCATCAAGACAGAAGAGTATCGTGCCATGACTCCATATTGGAAGAAACGTCTCGCAAAACATTATACGCACGTTTGTTTCCATCGGGCCTATACATCTACGACTATATATGTAGAACTGAATGGTATCACTGAGGGTTATGGTAAACCTGAATGGGGTGCAAAGAATGAGGTTACACACATTTTGCACCTCGGTAAGCAGGAGCCTTGTATTTGGAAATATATCAATCATCAATAAAAACAAAAAAACTATGGCAAAATTTCAAGATGTAATCGAATGTCTGAAAAAGGGTGGTTCTGCCCGTCGTATTTCGTGGACTGATAACCGCGAAATCATCCGTCAAATTCCGCAGTGTATATCAAAGGACATCGTGCCTAAGATGACCTCATTGCCTGCAAGTATCAAACCCAAAATCAGCACTGTTGGCTCTGGTGAAATATCGTACCATGACCAGGTAATCGTCATTACTTTTGTCGATGACGAAAAGACTCCTGCCAGTGCTACATACTTCATCCCCACATGGGAAGATATCTTTGCTGATGACTGGTCCTGCCTGACACCTGCCGATGAGCCTGAAACGGAAGAAAAAGCCCCTGTGCCTGAAGCGTCAGCTTCGGGTGAAGACCAGCAGCCGGTCATCGACACCTCTATTCCTGTCACCATGCGCATCAAGACTTACGAGGATGCCTTTAATGAGGTAAACATCCGTGCCATGCAGGGTGATAAGGTGGCCGAAAAACTCATAAAGGATTTGCAGTTCAATTCGCCTTACACAGATGATCTGCTGGCCTACATCAAACTCCGCATTATCACCTATGCCATCAATGAGGGCTGGGAACCTCAATTCGTCGTTGATGAGTATCGCTACTGGCCTTGGTTCTGGCTCTATACACAGCAGGAGATAGATGCTATGAACGAAGCGGAGCGTTCTAAGCTGCTGTTCGTCGGGGGTGACGCGAGTGGCGGTGCGCAATGCGGTCTCGCTTCTGCGAGCTCGGTTGGCGCTTTCTCGCCCTCGACCTCGCTCGTCGGTGCTCGCCTGGCCTTCAAGTCTCGTGAACTTGCAGAGTATGCTGGTCGCCAGTTTATTGAGCTTTGGGCGGCTTTCTCATTCAAACCTGTTGTGAATGGCCATGGCAAAGGAAAATAAACCGTCGCTTGATCCCAAGGGGATGTTGCTCTTGCAAATCACTCAGCTGTTTCAGAAAAACAATATCGACCCGAATTTATCGGTGGAGGTGATGGCTGAAATGCTGATGCAGCTGTTTGTCGGAATGCAGGTGCTCACAACGGAAGACATTAACCCGCAGGTCCAGGCTTTCTTTGACAGAATGAAAGCAAAGGCCGCAGAAGTGTTACCAAAAATAGTTGCAGAGAGAAACAAAGCATCGTAATAAAATTATCTGTTATGTTGAGAAAAGACTATATCAAAAAGAAGGTGGCCCCAAAGGAGGGCATCGGCATGTTCCTGGCAGAGCGTGTACTGAAGACCTGGCATGAGGACTTCGTGGATCAGGATACTCAGGAAATAGTGAGCATAGAACGTAACGAAGTGCTCTATGACCGTGACAAGAAAGTGGATTCTAAGATGGCAAAGGACATTGAAGAGTATGGCATCACTGAGATCTGCGTCACCAATACCCCTGGCCGTGCAGAGGAACTAAGAACTTTCTGCCGTCTCGGTCATGTAAAAGTGACGATGAAGGGTATCACAAAGACGGGTGTGGTCATTTGTCGTGCAGAGTCCATCCGTCAGGCTATGGACCTTGCAGCCGATTATACAGAGGGAGCCACCGAGGAAGTGTTTGGTGAGCATTGCAGCAACTTCCATATTACCGATGTGGAGATTCTTAATGACATTACCTTTATCGGACGCACAGCAGCCGACATCAAGGCAGAACAGGAAGCATTGGAAAAGGATAAGGATGCACCCGTAAAGATGCCCTTTAAGGTGCTGGCCACCTATGCCCGTGCTGAAGAGTGGATTGAGAATACCAGCAACAAGGATGCTTGGGTCAAGAAACGTAAGTTTGTGGCATGGGCACATGACATCAAGGATGCGCGTAACATCGTTACGGCATGGATTAAGAAGGATGTTGATACAGAGGTAGGCGACAATAAGCGTGAGACGCTGGTCATCGTGGCCGCTACGCCATTCACCGTGCATACCTATCTGCCGGCATCCGTTTGTAATGAGTATATCGAACATCCAGAGCTTCGTCTATCTACCGAGGCTGAAGAGTAGTATCTTTGCACTATGGCTAACATCTATTTACGCACGTCACGTTATGTCGCCGCATTTATGCGAGCTACTGGTGATGGAAACTCGTTACCAATGACAACGCCCATTGAGTTTTCACCATATACTCCTGAGTATGTGGTGTTGACCAATGGGCTGCGTATCATACCTGAGAAACAACAGCATCGTGCATCCTGTTACTCACAGTCTGCATGGCAGAACATGCTTCGTGGCCGTTTGCCGAATGGTGGTAAACCGATTATTGTCCGTGACCCGTCGGAGTATCTGACCTATGCAGAGGTTTGTACGCTGGAGGCATTGACCAATAAGACGAAGACAGATGCCTACGAGTTCCTGTGTATTGCTACCCCGCGAGAGATTTGCATTGATGGCCATGTGCAGCGTGTCTATAAGTCTCATACGCTCGATACCAGGGCCGCACAGCAGCTTCGGGAACTGTTGCGAAATACATTCATTCGTACTTTCCTCGATTTCTCTACCCGTAATAAGGTGTTTGCACAGTCCAACGGTATTCACCGTTCAAACATTGAGGTGCTGGAGCGTTTCCTCATGGCATACGATATTCCCGTGTCGCATGATAAGAATGAGCGTAGTACCCTGCGCCGACTCATACAACGATGGAAAAAGGAGGCTGAATATATGGCAAAGTCACCGGCCATTATCAATGATGAACTGGTGACGCGCATCGACAAACACGAAATATACGGTGGACTACCCAAATATGATGATGATTAACGATGATAATTGACAATGAAAGTAAAGTATATAAAAAGTAGAAATCACTTGTTAAAATATGATAAATAATGAGGTATTTTCGCGTTTTTTATGGTCACAGCGTGTCCGTGTCTATTTCGTCACTTTCGCCAGTCCAGTGTGCTGTCATTATATGACAGCCCCTATAAATCAATAAAACCCAAAGAGATATGAATAATCAAGAATGCAAAGAATTGATGCTCGATGCCATTATTCGCGTCGATGTCTATCTGGCGAGTCAGTGTAACATCCCACTGCCGCCATCTGTTTCGTTGGCCAGTCTGAACATGACGGTTTCTACTTTCGGTACAGCGTCCTTCTCTGCTGCACTGTCTGACAGTGCGGTTGTAATGTTGAAAGAAGAACCGTCGTTAAAGGTGAAAAATGGCCGTCAGGCCGCTGGAAACGTCTATACACATGAGCTGCAAGTGCCTGTGTTAGTGGAGCGTGATAGAGCAGAAGCCCTGGTGCAGACGCTTTTAGGTCAGGACTTCCATGTAGTCTATACTCGTGCTGATGGCTCAAAGGATTTTTCTTTCTCCCTCCCTGGTGCTGCCACATGCGACATTGAGGAAAGCCATTCTACTGCGACTTCGACAACGCTAAAATTCAAAATCCTATCTTCGAGCCAAACTATTAAGCTCATTCCTCCTTCTGCTTAATATATATAATAAGGTATAGTCCTATTTCTTATGCCCGCTGGTTTCCCCAGCGGGTTTTTTGTTTCCCCGAAATCGCGTTTTACAGCGATAAATAGCGTCCATTCCCTATCCCCTGTGTTATCTACCTTTGCGAGTAGAATAAAATTCGCAAAAGATATGAATGGACTTCTCGAACTTCTGACAACAAAGCTGTGGATGATCATGCCTGAATACGTCCACGGCTCTCGTGCTATTTGGGAGCAAAACCTGAATGGCCGCATAGCACTCGATCTTCAGCAGAAGAAAAAGCCCTACGCCATGCAGATACAGGATGGCCAGGCTGTCGGTGTCATCAATGAGTACCAGGTGACAGAAAACGGTAAGACTACCTCCCGTTGGTGGATGGACGAAATGGATGCTCCTTTTGTCAATGTCATGCCGGTGGATGGTCCTATCACTCGTGAAGGTGGTGCTTGCTCCTATGGCTCGATGGATTTGCGCGACTGGATGATGGAGGCTGCTAACAATGAGTTTTGCAAGGCTCATATCTTCGTCATCAACTCTCCTGGTGGTTCTGCATGGGCTATCAATGACTTCAAGCAGGCTATCGACTATGCCCATGAGCATGGTCAGAAGGTATATGCTTTCGTGGATGGCCTCTGTGCCTCTGCTGCTATGTACCTGGCCAGCGTATGTGATGAAGTGTACTATATGCACCCCAAGGATATGTTTGGCTCCATCGGTGTGATGGCCGCTTTCTATACCGAAAAGAATGGCACCACCAATCAGTACACCAATGAGACTTACCATGAGCTGTACGATCCTGAGTCTTACGACAAAAACAAGTGGTATCGTGACATTGCAGAGAACAGCAAGAATGATAAGAAACTGATGGATGACCTGAAAAAGACGGGCGTAGAGTTCCGTGCTGATATCCAAAAGTCTTTCCCTGCTGCTACTGAGAAGCATATACACGGTGCGCTCTTCGAGGCCCAGGAGGTCACAGGCATTCTTTGTGATGGCCAGATGACTCTCGGAGAGGTCGTTGCCCGTGCCTTTGAGGTGGCCAACGGCTCTGCTACTCCCATTGAGCGCGTCGCTCCTGTTAAGCCAGAGGATGACGTGCCGGAGGATGATCCAGCTCCCGCCGCTTCTGCAAAAACCACCACTACTGAAGCATCCGCTTCGGGTGAAAAGAATAACCCCTTAAACAAAGAGAATATGAAACAGTACGAAAAGATTGCCACCGCTTGCGGTGTAGAAGAGCTTATCGTCAACGAGGAAGGTGCTCACTTCGTGCCCTCCATGTTGGATGCGCTCAATCAGACGCTCGAACAGCAGGCTTCCGATAAGGCTGCCGCTGATGAGCAGGTACAGACTCTTCAGACCCAGCTCTCTGAGGCAGAGAATGCCAAGACTGAGGCCGTCAACGCCAAGGAGCAGGAACTGAATGACTCTCACGAGAAGGCTATGGGCGAGTTGAAGACCGCTCACGAGCAGGAGATTAACAACATGAAGCAGCAGCACGAAGAGCAGCTGAATGCCGAGAAGGAAGCCAAGGGTAAGGTCGAGCAGGAGCTGGCAGAGGTTAAGGAAAGCCTGGCCACTGCCGAGCAGCAGTTGAGAGACCGCGAAGCTCAGATTGAGACCCTGAAGGGCAAGCCTGGCGACCAGCAGGAGGGTTCGCCCGCCAACAATGGCACTGGTGCTGAGTCTCACGAAGCTACCTGTGGTATGCCGGACTATGACCACAACAAGACCCCGCTGGAGAATGCCCGCATCCGCAAGGAGTACATGGAATCTCTGCAAAAGTAATCAAGTTCACTTAGTAATAACCCCTTAAAAACAAAAAGAATTATGGCTGAAAACAAAGCACCAGAGTTCATCGGTCGTGAGGCTCTTACTCATGTGGCCGAGCAGGTAGGTAAGCAGATCGTGATGGGTCCTGCCTACGAAGATCCCGAATTGCTCGATCGTCTGGGCATTCAGGTTATTAGTGGTGTGCAGTTCAAGAAGACTGACCATCTGCTTGTTCGCAAGGGTGGCACTACCCGTCGTAAGAAGGTTGGTACACCTGTCGAGAACAAGATTGGTTTCCTGAAGGAGCGCACCTTGGTTGCCAAGCTCACCTGGAACCGCTACAAGGACAACATCGACAATTATGTTGAGACTGTCTTCGGTACCGACGGTAAGGCTGGTGGCGACTATCCTCTCTCTACTGTTGCTGTCGAAGCTATCCTGAAGTCTTATGCCGAGGATTTGAAGAGCAATCTTTTCTTCGGTAAGATGGCCTACGAGGACAGCGAGGACGAAGCAAAGCAGAAGCTCTCTCTCTACGACGGTTTCCATACCGACATTGAGCAGGACATCGAAGATGGTATTATCTCTGCTGAGAATGGCAACCTGATTGCCTGTGATGCTATCTCTGTGCCTTCTGATGCACATGACAGCACTCCGTTTGACACGGTGCTGGAGTGGTACACCAAGTGGGATGCACGTCTGCGCCAGCAGAAGGTGATCAAGCTCCACTGCGACGTGCTCCGTGGTCTCTACATCGCACAGGGTTACAGCAACAAGTATCACGGCAATTCTAAGGTGAACTACCTGCCTAACGGCAACTTCACCGTGCCCGAAATGCCTCGCGTAGAGTTCTGTCCCTCTGATGCTTGGGGTGTTGGTACACGCCTGATGGCCACTATCCCCAACAACCTCCAGTATGGAGTTGACTCTGAAAACAATCAGACCTTCGTTAAGACACAGTTTGGCACCGATGAGGATGCACAGGATGTGGTATTCCAGATTCAGTCTATCCAGGGCACCCGTGTCTTCAATCCGTTGGCTTCTGCATTCGTTATCAGTGACGGCTCGATTGCTGAGAATGTCATCAATGGTGACTACGAGAACTCGAAGCTGGTCATCACACTGGATGGCGGTGGCTCCGGCGCAAAGGTAACTGTCAACGGCGAGGATTACGATACGGTTGAGGAGTTTGCTCCTAACACCATCCTCACGCTGGTGGCTGTTCCTGGCACTGGTAAGGTCTTCGATCGTTGGTCTAACGGTAAGACCACCGCAACGATCAATGTGACCGCTACGGGTATGCCGATGGCTCTGACCGCATTCTTCAAGAATGCCTAAACCTAATTCCGCACAGGGCGGTTCGCCGCCCTGATGCGGTAACGGTTTCCCTGAGAACAGTTCTGCAAAAAAGTAACAACCCTAAAAATTAGAAAAGAATATGGCTGATACAGTATCTTGTCCCGCTCTCGATCATTTCCTGAACGCTGACAACTGCTTTGAAAACATTGGTGGCACATCGGCTGTGGCTTACTACTTCGTCAAAGATGACCTGTCGGCTCCCCTGGAATTGACCGGCAACGTGTACTCTACACCTGCCTTTAAGACTGGTAAGGGCCTCTATCGCATCGACCTGAAGGATGAGACCCAGCAGATTAAGGGCGACGGCCAGGGCAACAACAAGGGCTATAATCTGACTTACAACGCCGTCATCGACGCTGTGAATAAGAAGGTGAGCCTTTTGTCTCGTGCTCTCCAGAACCTTGACATCGGTATCATCGTTCCTGATGGCCAGACGGGTGACACTCAAATTATGTACGACCCCTACAAGCGCGTTAAGGTTGAGCAGGGTGGTATTTCGTCTGATACGGGTGCCGCTTCTGGTGATGATCGTCAGACCTCACTGGAGTTCCACCTCAATGGTGTGCTTTACGACAACCTCTACGTCACACCTCCCCAGACTGGTGGTTGGGATGGCCTGATGGTTGCAAGTTCTTAACCGACTATTCCCCTATCATTGCGCCCGCATCGCTGTTATCCCGATGCGGGCCTTTTTTATCCCCTGTTTTCTGTCCCACCCTTTTCCCCTGTTTCCCCTAAATTTGCTCCTGTCAATAATTGTTCCGTATGCTGCAATACCGTTGCAGCCCTAAAAATTTAAGTACAATGGATAAAAAACTTTTCACTGAAATGTCGCTCGATGAGCGTAAGGAATGGTTGGCAGAGTTCCAGCCGTGGTATGCTGAGAAGTTGCCTATCATCGAATCGGGCAAATTCTCCCATAAGGATTTTGAACAGGGTCTATCCCTGATTGCTGTGTTCCCATTTACCCGCTCTTTTGTCCGTGAGGCTTTGCGTTTCCGTGATTATGCGTCCCGTAAGCGTTTGCTCCGCAACTATTCTGACAAAGCACTCTCTGACGCAAAGGCTGCACTGGCCATTGCTGTTGACCTGACCGATCCTGCTTTGTTGGTGCCGCATGTTGGCCGTCCCACTAAGGATGAAGCTGCTGCCCGTGCGCTGAAGGCTGAGAATGACCGCAAGGAGGCAGAGGCAAAGGAAGAAACGCTCTTCGGTCCTAAGTCTGAGATTCCTACCATCGACGCTGCCGCTCCTGGCACGGTGTCCGGCTCATTGAATGGTGGCACACTGTTGCACCTGGACCAGTTGAAGTGGCTTTTCTCTCCTGAATTGCAAGAGGCTGTAGAGACTGTCCGTGATTTGCGCTCCCGTGCAGAGGAAGCAGCAACAACGGCCAAGGTGCTGGCAGAAGCCGGCAAACCTGAATCAGAAATAGAGCCTTATAGCCAGGAGTCCATCAAATGCACAGAGGCTTACGAGGCTATCTATGTCCGTGTTGATAATGAGCTGGCTGTGGTATATGTGCGCCTAAAGGAAGACACTGCTTTCCGTGCCAGTATCGAAGCTCAGAAGGTGGATCCCCAGCAGCTGCGCACTACCCTGCGCCCATATTGGGATAAGGTAGAGGATAAGGATGCTTTCAAGGCCAAGGTTATTGAGGACATCAAGGCCAATGACCCAGAGCAGAAGGCTATTCGTGAGGCAGAGGAAAAGAAGAAAGAGCAGGTAGATGCTATCGTCAAGTACCTCATGCGTAAGGATAAGCCTAATACGCCCAAGCGTATTGAGACCATGACACAACGCTACCAGGCTTTGGTGGAACTGATTGGCGAGGAAGAGGCAAAGCCTTACCTGGCCGTGCTGAATGCCGCCAAAGAGGATTGCGAGAAGAATGTGGTTCCCGCTGCTGAAGCTCTGAAAGCCGAGAAAGCCGCCAAGAAAGCAGCCAAGGCCGAAAAGAAATCTGCTAAAAAGAAGTAACCACTGTGCCCAGCGGTTTCCCGCTGGGTCCGTCTTCGTGTCTTCATAAAATTATTAACTCATAAATTCATAAATCAATGAGAAAGAAAATTTTAACAGCATTGGCAGCTGGTGCAGCTGCTATCGCAGGTGGACTGGTTTCGAGTCCGTCAGGTCAGCAACTTATGGAACAGGCTGCATCACAGGCGCAAGGTCAGCAGGTGACAGCACAGGCTCCCCAGCGTTACAACAACAATAGCCAGCAGCAGGCCCAGAACCGTTTGCCTGGCCAGACCGTCCAGCAGTATCTCAGTAATCCCTATGCGCCGATGGGTGGTGGCCGTTACTATGGTAATGGTTATGGCATGTCGCCCAAGGAGTATGGTGAGTATTTAATGCGTACTGGTAAGGATAAGTACAACAAACGTAAGCGCAAGCATATTGCAAAAGGTTTCGCGTAGGCCGGTGGTTTCCCATCGGCTTATGCCCTCTTAACTCTTCACTCAATGTCAAAACCTTCAGAAAAATACTTCGACAAAGTAGAACGCTGGTTATTGGGTGGCATCACCATTGAAAAAATGGTGCTGTCGCCTGATCAGCGTTTCCGTGCGCTGCTGGCTTACGAGGCATACCAGATTTGGATTCAGGACAAACAGATACGGCCATCTGACGTGATGCGTCGCATTGCCGCCCGTGAATACCCCGTGCTCTTGCAGAGAGCCAGCGAGGGCGACACAAAGGCTATGGAATATGTAGCCGCTATGAATGTGCGTCCTGGTGTTCCGCGTACACCTACCGAGATATCTAACGACGTGGCTCTCTTCAATCATATCATAGGACGTTTCGATACGCCCATTGACAACATCGAGAAGGCCAAGGTGCAGGATGCGTCCGACTGGCTTATTCGTGAGGGGATGAAGATGGGCGACCCGCGTAGTGTGAAGTCTGGTGCCGACCTGAAGATGCAGCTCAATAACAACTTCCAGGAGAAAGAGGATGTGGCCGGACAGATGCCGTCTTCTGAGATCACCATTACTACCGATGTGTCGGTAGTGAAGCGTGACCGCGTGAATTATACCGACGAAGAACGTAAGAAGATGGCTAAACGCTACGGATTGACCGACAAACAGGTAGTCGATATGATACAAAACTCTGATGGTACATGGCAGATGCCTGATGAACAGCCGGAGCCAGAGCCAGAGAAAGATGTGTTTTCAGAAGAGTAGCCTATGGCAGAGAGAAGAGACGTTTACATGAACCACAAGCAGTACCTGATGTACCTGATGAATGTACGAGACGGTCGCTTGCTTGGTAGCCGACGATTCGGTAAGACTGATGGCTCTATCGGGCCTCGCATCTATCGCGTCAGTCAGTCCATGCCTCGTGCTACGAATATATGGCTGGGAAACTCCAGAAAACAGCTCTATACCCGTACCGTGCCTGGCACCATTGCCGCCATTGAGCGTTTCTTTGGCATCCGTGAGTCAGTACATTTCGGCTGGGGTAAACCGCCACGATGGGTGCCGAGTCCTATCATCAAACCGAAGACCTGGGATAACTGCATCTGGTTCGCTAATGGCACAATATGGCAACTCATTTCAATGGCAGTCACGGGATCGGCCAATTCGCTGACGGTAAACTCCATCGTGGCCGATGAGTGCAAGTTTATGTCGAAGTCCAAACTGGATGGTGAAGTCATGCCGGCATTGTCAGGTATTGTGCATCCGTTGGGCGACCCGTCTTTCTCTGATGCTAACCCACTCTTCAAATCTACTTTCTTTGCCTCTGATGCCAGTCTGACATCAAAGAATAACTGGCTGGAGAATGAGGAAAGTAAACTCGACATGCACCCTGATACGGGACCGTTGACAGACAAAACCTATCGGGAGATACAGGCTGAGTTGGAAGACTATGCAGAGCGTGTCATCTTCTACAATGAACTGCTGCGTAATGCCAAGCGTGACGGATGTGTGCCTATCCTTTGCCGCCAGGATGAGATAGATGCCATCCGCATCAAGGCACAGGCCATGATGAACCACGAAGGCCCGTTCAAGATCCTGCCGAACTATGGCCAGCGTATCAACAAGGCCATGCTCGATATGGCTATCAACTATAAACTGATTGATGCAGAGGAAGCGGAATTACTCTATTGCCATAAGTATCTGATTACACCTGACCAGGACTTCGACATGCAGATGATTCTTAACTCGAAGTCCTACCAGAAGAAAATCCGTACCTTACAGTGTAACGCCTTTGCATTTTGGCGTGTCAGTACCTTAGACAATGTAGATATCGTCGGAGAGTCGTATATAGCGAGAATGGCGCGTGACCTTCCTCCTGTCGTGTTTGCCATATCTATTCTTAATAAAAAGGTGGCAAAGACTAACGACGGTTTCTATTCCAATCTCGATATTGAGAATGTGCATGGCTATATTCCTGATGACTGTCCGGCCATTGACAGCAGCTTCACGAAAAAGAAAGCTATGACTGTGCTCGGTGGCTCTGCTACTGAAGAAGAGTACGAGACTCCCGACTTTGGCGAGTTACAGCAGATCAAAGACTGCACTCTGGATGGTGACGTAGTGGACGCGCTGCCTTTGTATATCAGCATGGACTACAACGCTAACATTAACTGGGTGGTAACTGGGCAACTCTATCGCAGAGATAACCAGGAATGTCTCAATGTGCTCTCCAGTATGTATGTCAAGAATGAGCGTAAGCTGCGTGAGCTGATGGGCGACTGGCACCACTACTATAAGCCTAAGATGCAGAAATGCCGTGAGGTCATCTATTTCTACGATGCAACAGCCAAGTTCAAAGGCTATGCCATCGAGGGTATGGAAGACTTCAAGGATGTGGTCATTAACGAGCTGACGAAATACGGCTGGTCTGTACGGCCTGTTGACATGGGATCACCGATGGCTCACGAAATGAAGTATAAGGATATCAACGAGTCGCTGGCTGGTGTGGCCTACCCTGCCATCCGTATCAATCGGGAGAATAACGAGGCCCTGATTATTGCTATGCAGAATGCGGAGGTGTCTATCGGCTATAAAGGGTTTAGGAAGAATAAAGCAGGTGAAAAGCTCTCTGAAGACGCAGACGATGCAGTACGCCTGGAGTACAGAACGGACGGCACCGATGCGTTTGACTCGCTCTATATAGGCTGCCGCTATCATCTTACAAACATGTCGGGCATGTGCCTTCCATTAGGTGATTAGTGTGCCATTCCACTGTGCCCAGCGTTTTCCTGCTGGGAGTTTGTCCCTAACTCCTGCGTCTTTCCCCCTATCTTTGCTCAAAAATAAATAAAATTCTAAACCCTATTTAGTATGTCACAGTTATCTATCTCCTACCAGCACCCGAAGTATGTCTCAGACATCTTCGCAGGGAGTGTTATCCTTGATTGCACTTTCCCGACTGAGGGATTCCACCTCGTAACGGTAGAATCCAGTAAGGACCAGGAAAACTGGTCAGTGTTCCAAAGTCAGGTCGTTGACCTTAATCTCTCATTCAAGGTGCTGTCACCGTCTAAGTCGCTTTTCTTCCGTCTTACCATGAGTAAGCAGCCGACGGCCATCAATATCGACACGATTATTGATGACACCACCACTAAGGAGGATATTGAGAATGTCATCGAAGAGAAGTGTGCTGACGTGGCACTCTCTGGCAAGGCAAAGGACGTTACGCTGACGGCTATCACCGGCCTTGTGGCTACGCAGGTGCAGGCTGCCATTGCGGAGCTTCTGGCAAAGATCATTGCCCTGGGTGCTGCTATTTCCTATGAGGGACAGGTGGCCGACTATGCACATCTGCCGTCTTCCGACTTGAAGAAAGGACAAATGTATAACGTGGTAGCGGCTAATGATAAGATTCCCGCCGGCACCAACTATGTTTGGAATGGTGAATCATGGGATCCGATGGTAGGTCAGATCGACCTTACGCCGTTCCTCACTTCTACCGATGCTGCAAACACCTACGTTGCCCTTAATGCCAGTGCTACGAATGCCGGCTCTGACATCGTGCGCCTGCTGGGTGTCAACAGCCAGGGCAAGGCTATCTCTATCACGCCGAAAGCCATTGTCGAATACGTCATCAAGACGCTCATGGATGATGACCTGCTCGCTGTATAGTATTGTTTAGTCACTGTGCCCAGCGGCTTTCCGCTGGGTATAAAGAGTAAAGTATGAAAAGACTGAATAACTCTCAACCGCTGGCAGTCACTACGACCTACAGACCGCTCAACACCGCAATGCACATTGAGGTGCTGGGTGGCCTGTCAACTGTGCAGTTCTATCGTCAGACGGTGCAGCAGTGGATTCCTGACCATTCCGTTGTGCCGGTCATTGATGAACACGGTACACAGACAGATGGCGCATTGCGACTGAAGGCGGTTTACAGTATCATCGACCCCGACAACAACCTGAATACTGATACACTCGTGCCTCAGATATTCTGGTATGTCAATGGGGTGCAGGTGACTTCCACCGATTCAACTCAGGACTATTACATTGCCGGTAATATCCTGTATGTCCGTAAGAACTTCACACATCAGCTGGGAGCGAACATCTATTGTGAGTGCCGCTTTACTGACACTCGTACATCGTCGCCCTTCGTGCTGTCTGATACGCTGCCGCTGTCGGCCATCCTACAGGCTGATGAGCAGTGGAGCATCAATATCCTGTGTGACCGTACCCGTAAGCACTTCCCGCTTCATGCCGCTACGACTATCTACACCTTCGAGGCAGAAGCACGTCAGGGTAGTGCTGACAAAACGGATGCGGTAGCATGGTTCTGGGACTATTCTGTTGATAATGGTGTGCATTGGCTGACCATCAATAATGATTGCCTCTGGTATGTCAGCGGAAAGAATACGGCTACGCTGTCTATCGACGCAGACTTTATAGACAATCTGATGGTGCGCTGTCGTATCGGTATTGCCGATGGTACGTCAACAGCGGCTCCAGACCTGCCTAATGAGGCAACGGCCTGCATCGCGTGGCGTTATCCGAAGGTTATACCGACGGTATTCTCTTATGGAGGCGACCGAGTGTTTGCCGAGAACTCCTTTATGACCTTTGGCCTGATAGTGCATGTGGCCAAGCATGATGACATGACGCTCGAACAGAAACGTCATTGGCTGATGTGCGATTGGGCGGTACGTCGCCAGGGTAGTAATGATGATCCTGTGCCGCTGGGTGCCTATGGCCTGGAGGTCGTGGTACCAAGACAGTATATCTACGACAATGCCGGCACTAAGTTCATCGTGGATCCTCGTTGCTCCATTCGTGGACCCTACGACATCCTGGCTGACCCGTCAGGCGAGGTGTTCCAGTCTGCATCTGGCCATGAACTTGCTGTAAGAACATAGTAATAACCCTTTAATATTCACGAAAGATGAAAAAAGCTAAAACTTCTCTTGCGTCTGGTGAAAACATAGCCAAGGTGTTGTGTATGACCAGTCAGGACAATCTCTACGAGGCTACGCCCGAAGAGGTGAACAACAGTGCCATTCCATCTACTGTTGTTGGTGCGCTTGCTTCCAGCTTCACACTGGAGCAAAACTCTAATCCGGCCTTTGTGGTCAATAATCGTGGTGCTGCTGAACTCTATCAGTCTCAGATGGGTGGCTATGCCTTCTTTATCAAAGATGGTAAGGTGTATGCTGCCAAGCTGAATGGTGCTGATTGGACGAAGTTTGCCGATGGCACGGCGTTTACTACTGCACTTGAACAGGTGTGCGAGACGATGGTACATGTACCTGATTGCCACTTCAAGGGTGAGGGTAAGACGCTGCATTTCGGTGGTACTGTGCCTATCGACGGTGGCAAGGTCTTCGATTCACCTCATTGGGTAGGTGCCTACAAGATCAGCTACGATGCCAACAACAAGGCACACTCCCGTCCTGACGTGACTCCGAAACACTCACAGACAATGAGCCAGTTCTGGGCTGCCGCTCAGTTGCTCGGTTCTGAGTGGGGATTGGCTAACTACGGCTTCCATTGCCTGATTAACGCGCTGTTCCAGGCCCGCTATGGCAACCTAAACTCACAGAGCGTCATCGGTGCCGGCTTCCAGACATCTTCATGGGAGGCTGCGCGTGACGTGCCTATGGGCTTGCTGAAGCATTTGGGCGACGGTAGCGGTAATGTGTACTACACTGATACCACTATTGGCGACCAGTACCCCGTGAAGCTCTTTGGCTTCGAGGATCTTTGGGGCAAGCTCTGGGAGTTCCGTCCTGGCATCCGTTTCTACATGGATGATGATGTCCGTAAGGCTGTGGTCTATTCTGGCAACCAAGTGAGCAATACGGCTACTGGCCGCGAGTTTGTATGTTCCGTACAGTCTGCATCAGGTGCTTACGTCAAGAGCATGGAGTGCGGAGAGTTCTGGGATATGATTGCTCAGAATGTCACGGGTGGCGGTAGCACTACATACTATTGTGATGGGTACTATGCCGCTACGACTGGTCAGCTGCTG